TGTCACGTCACCGATGCGGCCGAACACCGAGGTCACCTTCGCGTTGAGCGTGACATCGCCCGTCAGCGCGCCGCCGCCCGTCATGCCCGCGCCCGGCAGGACTTGCCGGGATGGCAACACGCCCGCCGTGTTCATTGTCGTTCCGTCGGGGAAGCCGATCCCGCTGACGGTGGACCGGATCAGACCGGATGCGGTGATGGCGCCGACGCCGGTCAGGTTGTACCCGTCGGCGTCGATATCGGAGAGCCACGGGGTCTGTGGATCGCCCGCCGCGCCGGTCCCCCACTTGACGCCGTAGGGTTGCGCCGAGTCCGAGAGCAGGACTTGGCCGTCGGTCCCGACCGGCAATCGCGAGAGGGCGCCCGAGGGCAGCGTGTCGCTGCGGACGATCAGGTCGCCCTTGGTGGTGGTGGGATCGATTGGCCCGCCCGCGCCGCCCGCCGCCGCGATGGCGACATCCACGCGATTCGCGCCCGCTTGATCGTTCACGCTCACCGTCACGCCCGAGCCGCCGATGAAGTTGATCTCGCGCCGCGTGCCGATCAACGTCCCGGCCCCGGAGACGCGCGTCCGCTGAACGCTCGAATCATCGACAACGGCGAGCGTGCGGTTGGCCGAGAGGTCGCCGCCGCCGGTCAGGCCGGTTCCGCTGGAGATCGTGCGCGTGGCCGGGACGCCGCCCGCGCCGGTCACGTCGGCAGTGGTCAGCACAACCGCGCCCGTGCGGCCGAAGACCGACTGCACCGCTGCGTTGAGCGTGACATCGGCGGATAACTCGCCCGTTCCGCTTTGGTTCAGCCCGCTTCCAGCAATGACTCGGCGTGTCGAGGGGACGCCGCCCGCGCCCGCGATGTCGCCGCTGGTGAGAACCACGTCTCCGGTCCTGCCGAACACCGAGATCACGTTGGCATTTAGTGTCCGGTCAGCCGTGAGCGCGCCGCCGCCGGTCATGCCCGCGCCCGCGAATATATTGACGCTCGCGAGCGCGAAGGCGGGCGCTGTGGGCGAGACCTTCGACCAGTTGAGCGAAGTGATCCAGATCGGGTCCGCATAAGAGACTGCGGTCGACACGGCATTGGTCACCTGCGCGGCCGTGTAGTCGCCGGTCGAGGCGGCGATGGCGCCGGTCCTGCCGAACACCGAAGAGACCGCGCCCGTGTTCGGCGCCCATTTCACGCCGGTCGCCTGCGCCGCATCCGCGACCAGGACGTAGTTGTCCACGCCGACGGGGAGCCGCGTCAGGACCAGAGAAGCGTTCTTGACGAGAAGGTCGCCCTTCGATGTGGTGGGATCGGTGAGCATCCCGGCGATGACCACGTTGGAGAGCGTCTGGCCGTTGCCGTTGACCGGGCCGGTCCAGAGTTGCGGTCCCAGTGAGACAACGCCGGTCTGCCGGTTGATGGAGAACGGCGGATCGATGCCCGCGACGGCGAGCAGGGCGCCCGCGTCGGAGTAGCGGCGGATGACGTAGTTGCTGCCCGCGTTGCCGCCGCTCTCCGTCGAGCCGTCCTTCCCTGCCGCCCACCGTCGAACGGGCGCGGGCGGCGTCTGCGTCGAGTAGAGGGTGAAGCCGGTGTTCGCTCCTTCCGCGCCGGTCGCGGTGATCTGGACCGGGCTCGCGTAGAACTCAAACGAGCCCGATCCCTGGAGGAGCACGTTCGACAGAACTTGGCCGCCGCCGTTGACCGGCCCCTTCCACTCGCGGATATCATGCCCGAGGAAGTTGAGCATGTCCGCGTTGAGGTAATCGTCCTGTGTGATGTCGATCCTGCTCAACCAGTCCGACATGATCCCCTCCTAGTTCTGATCCGCCGCGTGACCGTTGGGCGCGGGCGACTGCGCGTCACCGCCGGGCGCGGGCGGCGGCATCGTTCTCAGTTCGCCGGGAACCTCGACGTACAGGTTGTTGCCGTCGATCCGCGCCGCGTTGAACTGGTCGACGCCGACGCGCTGAATGACGGCGCGGACCAGCTTGCGTTGCTCCTCCTCGATCTGCGGCATGCGCTTGTTGATGGCCTTCTTCTGCAGGCCGATGCTGCCGAGTTGAGCGAGCAGGGTTTTCTGCTCCTCCTCCAACTGCTTCGCCTGCATCTGTTCATCCGGTTGTAGTGAAAACGCTCTTTGCATGGTTGCTCCTTTTCACAAAATTTCAACGACTAATCCGCCCCTGACTCTGGCCCGTTTGCCGTCGTTGGTCAGCAGATAGGTATCTGTCGTATTGCCTGGACCCCCGGCGGGCGCGGTTCCCGGCACGTTGATGCCGTACTCGTACACCGATCCGGTCCAGATGCCGAGTGACAGGCCGCCGATGCCGTCACTGGGGCATGACACCCCTTTGCCGACGAACGCGCCCGCCGCATTGATCACCACGTTTGTGCCCGCCTTGAACGATCCGGCCCCGAGTTCTCCGGCGAAAGTGGTCGCGCCGCTGATCGACAGTGACGCGCCCGCGATGGAGCCGGGAGTATTGATGCTCGGCCCGACGAACACGCCCGCCGAGTTGATCACATCCTTGTAGAACGGAGGCGTGAATTGCTTCACCGCAAAGGCCGTATCGGTGATGATCCTCGCGCCGTTGATCTGGCCGGTGCTGATCTGCGGGCCGATGTAGTGTCCAGCCGTATCGAGCGCCGCCGTCGACCCGACATTGAAGCTGCCGCCGGTAATCGCGCCCGACGCCTTCACGGTGCTCACATCCACCGAGCCGCTGGTGTGCGCGCCCTTCAGCACGCGCGCCTCGATCACGCCGTTCGGATTCGCGCCCGTGCAGGTGATGTTCCCAGAGACGGTGGCGTTGCCGGTGACGGTCAGTGTTCCCGCCTGCACCGTTCCCGTGGTTGTGACGTTGCTGGAGCCGAGGCTGAACGCGCCGCCGCCGGTCAGGCTGAATCCGGCCGTGCTGATGGCTTTCGCCGTCAGCGTCTCCGTCACGTCGCAGTAGCCCCGGCAGTACACGTTGCCGCGCTGATCGACGTAGAAGTTTGTCTGAGCGGACTCGTTCATCATCCGGAAGAAAGCCGCCGACGCCGTGCCCGTCGGTGACTGCCCCGGCTTGAGCGAGCTTCCCGGCTGACCGGGAAGAGGCACGTCCGACGCGGAGCCGCCGGTCAAAAGCACCGTGCCGTTCGCGTTGGGCGCGTAGAGCGACAGTTCGCCCCACCACGTGGAGGCAGTATCCGGGTTGCCGTTCTGGTCGCCGTTCCATGAAACGAGCGCCGCCTTGCGTTGGCTCGACGGCCCGTAGAGAATCAGCCCGCGCGTGATCAGCATCGAGCCGTGCGTGGTGGGCGTCCCACTGATCGACCGCTGGATTTTGATGCCGGGAAACTTCCATGCGCTTGGCGCGGCATTGTCCACCATGAAAGCGTCGTAGCCGAACTCCAGGTGGACGGCTTCGTTGTTCGGGTAGGAGCCGGATGGATTGTAGTTCTGGAGATAGTCGATGGTGAACTTGTTGATGTTCCGGATGTTCACCAGATCGGAGCCAAGAGTGGGGTTCGTTGCGTCCCGCCGCGCGAGGATTCGCCAGTCGCTCAGATTGGAGCCGCCCACCGCGAACTCGTTGAACCACGCGCCCGCGATGTCGGCCGGGTCGCCGTTGGGCACGAGCGTCGAGCCGTCGGTGTTCCGCGCGATACGCGCGCCGATGCGGCCGACCTCCTGGCCGGTGTTCCGCCGGATGGAGATGTAGGGCGCGTAGGGTTGGCCCTGGAAATACTCGAAGCCGCCGATGATCACCACGCCTGCGTTCGTCGCATAGAGCGGAGCGTTCACCGGGCTCCCGCCGCCGATGTACAACTCCGAGAACCAGCCGCCGAACACTGTATGCGCCGTCGGGTTGTCGGGCGTCTGCGTCCCCAAGTTCTCGCCCATCCAGGCGCGGAGAGTGTTGCTGGAGTTGTAGACCGCCACCTGCCCGTTCTGGAATCCGCCGAACTGCTTGTTCGCGTTCGCGACCCCATCCGAGCCCGTGCCCGGCGCAGGCCCGCCGCCGACGCGGAGGATGGAGCCGACGTAGATCTTCTTGGCGAGGAACCGCTCCGCGCTGAACTTCTCCCCCTCGGGCCAGTCAAACTCGCTCTCATCGAACCAGTCCTTCGGCAGGCGCGTCACCTTGATGTCGCCGGGGATCGGCGTGAACGGGTGGGTGAAGCGCGGCGTCGTACCGGGCAGGATCGTGTTCCGCTTGCCGTCCATCGAGCGGCTGACGAAATAGAAGTCCCACGTTCTCGCCTCGGGCGCAGGCTCCCAGTCGGTGGTGAAGCTCGTCGCGCCCTTCGGCGCGTCCCACCAAGTGGCGTTCACGGTGTCGCCCGAGGCCACGCGCGCGATGCTCATGCCGCCGAACGTATTGTCGGCCGGGTTCGACCACCCGGTGATCTTGTGGCGCATCATCTGCACGCCGTCGTTGCTGAGTATCTGCTCCGTCTCGACCGTGCCCGCCGTCCCGAGTCCGGTGTGCTCCTGGCCCGTGCCGCCGAGCGCGGGAGGACCGACCACCCACGTGGCCGTCGGCACGCGGGACGCCTCGGGCTTGCCCGTCCATGGATACCCGGCCGGGTCTGCGGTGGGCTTGCCATCGAAGTTGTAGGCGATGGCGGCGAACGTCCACGTCTCCGAGATCGAGGGAAGCTCGTTGATCTGAAGAGTCGCCCCTTTCGTCGGCGCCGGGAAGCTCCCGAACAGACGCGGCGGATCGACGCCGACGCGATAGATCGACACCCCCGAGTAGCGCGTGCTGCTCGGGATCGTCCATGACGCATCGGCCAGCGCATAGAGCGTGCCGTCGATCATCGTGGCATGACGCTTGTTGGCGAGCGCGAAGCCGGTCACATCCGGCGTCGAGCCCTGGCCCGCCGGAGGGTAGACCACCTGCACCGTCTGGACCGGCGTCACGTCCTTGACGATCTGGTTCAGGTTGCCCTCGATGTCCTTCGAGACGAACCAGCATTTGAGCGTCTGCGTCTCCGCGATGGGGATGTCCGTCGAGTGCCACTCCTCCGGCTTGTTTACGTCGAGGTACGGCCCCTGATCCCGAGTCCCGTCGGGGAACTCGTAGACGATCTGCACGCCCGCGAATTTCTTCAGCCCCGGCGGCAGCGGGATCGTCTCGTAAGCCATCCCTTCATACGTCGGAGAGAAGTCGAAGTCGAGCCGGAACGTCGGCCCGTTGGGGTCTTCAAAATTCTCGACCGGCGTCACCAGCGGATCTTCCACCGTCCAGGTGTTCTCCATCCCGCTGACGAGAATGTTGCGCGCGGCGCCGACGCCGACGCGGATGCTCGGAGTCGGAGCAGGCAGATTGGCTCGCGTGAACTTCGCCACCCGAGTCCGGTTGAACGAGAGCAGGTAGACGCGGATCGGCCGCCAGACCGGCTTGCCGGGAATCAGCAGAATCGCGGGCGACTCGAAACTGTCGGTCTTGGGAATCGGCTTCCACGCGCCCGAGACCACGCTCGTCGGCGTCCCGCTCGCGCCTTGCTGGCCGAAGGTGACGGTGCCGTTCAGCGGCGCGGTGGCCTTCTCGCTCACGTCCGGATCTTCGAGATAGACCTTGCATCCGGTGAAGTTCTCCGGGGTCGCGGCGGCGTCCTTCTCCCAGTACACCGCCACCTCGATCTGCCCGTCCTCCTTCTCCTCGATGGACGTGTCGAGGATCGTGACCGGCGGCGGCTCCTGGCCCGCGCCGCCGCCCGATCCGCCGCTCGGGCCGGTGCGCTCGTAGATCCAGGTGCCGAGTTTGGTGGCAGTCGGCATAGCTATCCTGCGGTGACTCTCAATGCTTGCGTAGGCTCTACGGTGACCGTGGCATTGCCGTCGAAGAGAAGCTCGCCCGGCGCGCAATGCACGATGAGGTTGTTGGGTCCATTATCGTTCACCAGATACAAGCCGCGACCGGCATAGGCCGCGATGGGCATCAACTGCACCTCGATGTCGTTCTCGCTCGTGTCGGCGCGCACCGTGTGATCGGTGGCGAACACGTCCCACGGCCCCGGCCCGTCGGCGGGCGGCGGCCCCGGCTTGGGTCCGATCTCGCGCACCGTCGGCGGCTGGCCGTACAGGAAGATCTCGCGATACACCGCATGCTCCTCGTGCGAGATGCGGCCCTTGTCATCGACCAGGAAGCCGCCCACGAGCGCGACCAGATTCGCGAGGTTGTCCGACTTCACGCGAAGCTCGAAGATGTCGCCCGGCTGCGGGACGATCAGTTCGCTCGTGACCGAGGCGTAATCCCAATCGTGCGCCTCGATGATCACAATGGAGGTCGCGTCGGGTTTCACCGCGAAAGGCGGCGTGACGGTGACGCGCGTCTCGGTGTTCGCGGTGATGGCGCGAAGCTGCCCGGCGCCCGTCCCGCGCAGGATGCGGACGAGCCGCCCCTTCTCCTCATCCGGCCGGAGCCCGGCGGTGTCGGGGAATTGGTTGCGCGAGACCGAGTTGTTCCACATCGGATCTTCGACCCAGTCCCAATCGCTTGAGACGCCGATGGAGCGCATCACCAGCACATCGCCCTCTTCGACCGAATCGGCCGCGATGATGGCGCCGCCGCCGTCGCGCCGCCTGCAGTTCGGGCTCACCGTGAACGTGCCGGTCGCGGAGTCGAATGCCGTGACGGTAAAGTTCCAGAGCGGCGCGCTGCCGTCCGACAGATCCGCGAGCGCGCTCACGATGCGGCCGACCCAGTTGTCGGTGGAGCCCACGTAGTCGGCGCAGCGGATCTGATTGTCGGCCGGAACCTCGGTCACGAGCACGCCCGCGATGCCCGAGTGCCAGACATGCTTCGCGCTGATCCGCACGCGCCGGGCGGCCGCCTCGGGAAGCTGCCGCGTCATCGGCGCGAGGAAGCCGGTGTAGGCGTAGTTGAGCGGCATCGCCTCGCCCGTGTGCTCCTCCTGCAGCGCGAGCCGCCGCCGGTCGGTTCCGACGTAGAGATCCCATCCCGTCCAGGCGCCCGAGGTCGCCGGGATCATGTCGATCACGATCTTCTGATCGACTAGCCCCGAGGGTATCCAGAGCGCGAAGAGGTTCGACGGCATCGCCGCTTGCCCGCTCGCGTTCTTCTGCGTGACGGCGACGTAGACCGTCACCGGCCCGGTGACGTGCCCGCCTGCGGCCGTCGAGACGTTAGTGATGCGCGGCTGCGCGAGCGCGGCGAAGCGGTTCACCACCTCCTCGCCCGCGACCCAGATGGCCGGGCTCCAGATGCCCTCGCGCGTGACCGAGTAATCCTGCCAGAGATCGAAGGTCCGCTCGCGCCAGTCCGGATAGAGCGGATCGCCCGCGAACGGCGCGACAAGGTTCGGCATCCACGCGAGACCGGCGGCCGGTTGCAGCGTCTCGGGCGGGCCGGTAATCGCGGGCACGTCGGCCGGGCTCGGGCCGAAGGCCGGGTTGTACATCGAGTCGGTGGTGCAGGCGGCGGTGATGTCGATGGAGAAGTCCGGATTGAGAGCCCACGATTGCACGCGGCCCTCGCCGCGCGCGTCCGGTAGCCGCTCGTGATCGAGCGAGATCACATCGCCCACCATGGTCCGCAGCGCGAGCAGGGTAGTGCGGAAGCGCAGGTTGCGCGCCTTCTTGTACTCGTCCATGTTGGCGCCGCCAAGCTCCTCGCGCAGGCGCGTGGTGATGATCCTGGCGCACTGCGACTTGGTGGGGACGCCGACGAAGTTCATGTTCGACTGCAGGTACTGCGGCATGCCGACCGCATCGCCCAACCACTTCGCGTGGTCGATGTCATAGAGAGTCACGCTGTTTAATGCGTAGTCGAACTCCTCGTCTCCGAACTCGCCCACGAGCCAGTTGAAGCGCGGCGCGAGCGGCGCGGCCTGCAGGCTCTTCAGCAGAATGTTCCAGCGTGTGAAAGCGTTGCCCGTCTTGACGGTCGAGTCCGCGCGGACGCCGATCCAGAGCTTGCCCGCGACGAACGTGTAGTAGCCGCAGCAACAGTTCAGGATCTCGGTCAGCCAGTCCTTCAAGGGCTTCCGCTCCTTGAGCACGCCGCGAAACGTGAAGCGCTTCTCCTCGACGCCGGGCACGATCATACTGTCGACCTCTTCGTCGCAGTACCCGGCGGCCGCGATGGCGGCAGGGATGTGGACGAACTGCTCCATGATCGACGCCGGGATGAGGGCCGCCCGCGCCTCATCGATGCGGAGCCCGATGGCGCGCAGGTAGACGTTCACCGCCACCCAGACGGGATTCGAGAGCGCGGGCTTCCAGATTCGCGCGCCGGGCGCCGTCCAGATCCAGCCGCCGATTCCCTTCTCGACCGTGACCGTCATCGTCCGGTCGACCACGGTGACCAACTGCAGTCCGATCTCGTCGGTCCTGCGGATCTCCGCGAAGGCGAGCCCGGCCGCGTAGCTCGCGCCGAAGGGCGGGATGTCGAAGGGCTTCTGGTCGATGGCGAAGAAGTCCATCGTGGCCGCCGGATCGCTGCCCAGGATGCCGCGCCATCCGCCTCCGTTCAGGGGATCGTGCGGCGGCTGGTTGTCGAGCTTGTGCTGGATGAGGTTCTTCGAGTAGCCGCCGATTGGCCCTTCGCTCACGATGCCCAAGGCGGCGTAGAACTCGCCGTCGTTCTCCTCGCGACCGGCCGCCACATCGCACGTCACCTTCATCGCCTTGTCGGTGTAGACCTCCTGCACCGGCCGCTGGTAGGCCGTGTCGTTGGTGATCGAGACGCTCGAAAGCAGGGACCGGCCGTAGCCGATGACGCCGGTCGCGATGTCCTTCGGGTAAAACATGATCGGCTGCGCCTCGACGCCGCCGAAGGATTTGGGGACGCCTCGCTGGACGCAGGACGTGAAGTCCTTCGGGCAATCGGTATGCGAGGACGTGGATGGGCAATGCGGGCCTTTGTAGACCTTCCAGCACGTGCGCGAGACCATGCGCCACGGGTAACCGAGGGTAAGCTCGAAGAGCCCGTCAGAGGCCGGGAGAACGAACGCGCCGTCGCTCGTCAGCGTCCACGGCCGCGCGTAGCCGCTCCATAGATCGATCAAATACCCGGTGTTCACATGGAATAAAGAGAACAGAATCTCGGCGCGGAAGAGGTTGACCGAGTTGCCGTACTGGGTGAACACATCGTCCGCGTTGCCGAACGTGAACTCCGCGCTATCGCTCGCCTCGTTGACGGTCTGCCCGATGCCGTTCCACTGCGTCAGGCGCGGCAGGAACACCTGCGGCCGCGCCGGGTTCGACGGGCCGTCCCACTGCGCGGTGATCGAGCACCGCTGGTTGGAGAGCCAGAGGATGTCCTCGACGCCGCGCGGATAAATCATCACCAGCGGAATGAACTGCTGCACCTGCGCTTCGAGCGCCGCCGTCAACGCGGAGTCGGGGAAGCGCTCGACGCGCGCGGCGACGGTGTAGGGCGGCGTGACGCTCGGGACTTCGAGGAGCGTCAGCCCGGCGTTGGATGCGAGCAGGGCCTGCAGGTGGTCGAACTGCAGGTTGGGGTTCTCGTAGCGCGCCGTCACGCTCTCGACGCCGCCCGGCGTGCGGATGGCCGCCGAGAACTGCGCGTACTGTCCGAAGGCTTGCTGCCAGTGGCTCTTGAGCGCGTTGTAGTCGTTGCAGGCGAGATGGTCGCGGTGGAAGCGGAACCGGCGCACGCCCGAGCCGACGAGGTAGCGTTGCTCGGTCATGAGCCCCGGCGCGTCGAAGACATGGGTCGCCACCTGCGTCTCGAAGTCGACGCCGCTGCCGTAATCGCCGGTCAGCGGGAACGCGCCGATCACGGGCGCGGGCGGAATCGGGATCGAGCCGAGCGAGTCGCTCACCAGACCTCCCGCATGCCGAGCGAGACCTCGCTCCGGCCGAGTTGATGCTGGTCGCTCCAGTGGCCGTCCCAGACCACGGTGTACCGGCCGAACGGCGACGAGCCGGTGGGATCGGGCGTGAAGGGCGGCTGCGTCTCGCGCGGCAGATAGAAGTAGAACGGCTGTACGAGATGCGCCTTAAAGAACGTGTACAGGGATGTGTACTGCGGCCCGGTGACGCGCCGCGTGATGCGGAAGAAATGGCGCGGCGTGTCCTGCAGCTTCATCCGGTCGCTGGAGCCGTCCGGATACACGTTGACGAAGCTCTCGATGCGTAGCTCCTCCTGCAGGCCCGCGTAGAAGCCTGCCGGGATCACGTCGACCGGGTTCGCCGGTTGAATGTTGCCGGGCATAATATGCGCGCTCTATAAAGTGCAATTCAGAACGTCGGGTAAAATGGTTTTATGTCTAACGAACCAACAACGGACCAGAGGCTGACGGCCGCGAGCCGGTCCCTCGCCAAAAGCGCCGCCATCCTCTTCGTAATCGCCATCGTGCTGTACCTGTACGCGAACTCGTAAGCCCTCACGCCAGCACCGTGCCCGGCTCCAGCAGAGCGCTCGTCTGCGCCTGCCTGCCTGCTCCCGATCTCGCCGCCAAGGTGTTCGACGCGCTCACCGCGCCGGGGCTGGAGCCGAGCACCTGCACCACCTGCCCGGCGAACAAGCTCGACGCCTGCTGCGGATTCAACTGCAGGAAGAGCGGCCCTCCCTGATTGCCCGCGAACGCGGCCATCTGCGTGGTGGTGGTCCCGACGTACGGGTTCGACACCAGACGCCCGCCCGAGTACACCGGCTGAAGCTGGAGCCCTCCGGCCGCCGACTGCGCGAACGTCGCGCCGTACATCGGGCGCGGCAGGCCCGCCGTGCTCTGACTCTTGGTGAGCGCGTACAGCCGCACCATGTCCTGCACCTCGGTGGAGAACACCGCCATGCGGAGGTCGCCGCCGTAGCGCTCCTTGGCGAGCTTCACGATCTGCTCGCGCAGACCTCGATCCGACATGTCGATGCCGTAAGCCTGCTTGAGCAGCTTCCGCACCTTCTCGTCGTCGGTGTCATGGAACAGGCGCGCGATGCCGACTCCCGCGCCGATTCCCGCGCCGATTAACAGACCGGCGGCCGCGCCGACCAACGCGCCGATTGGCCCTCCCATCGCGCCGATCATGAAGCCGATGCCCGCCCCGGCGAGCGCGCCGCCGCCGATGTTCATCGCGAGTCCGGAGACGCCGCCGCGCTTCCAGCCTGCGGCGAGCAACCCGAGCCCGCCGCCCGTGGCCGCGCCCGCTCCGGCCAGCAATCCCGTCGCCCCGAAGGTTTGGGCGATTCCCCACCCGGCCGCCGCGCCGCCCAGGATGCCCATCGCGCCCGCGCGGACGCCGCGCCGGTTGAGGCTCGACAGGAACATCGGCGCGCCGACCATCGAGGCGAGGCTCGCCATCCCTTTGCTGCCCATGACGGAGGCCAGCTTCTCGCGCGGCGTGGCGACCTCCCAGATCACCGACTCGCCGGTCGCGGTCTTGACCAGCCCGCCGATGCCGAAGGACGCGCGCAGATCTTTCAGGCCCTGCGCGAAGCCGCCGAAGCCTCGGCCGCCGCCACCGGCCGTCCCGGTTTGCCGCGCCGAGCCTGCGTCCGCGCTGCCGGTCCCGGCCATCTCGACGGCCGCGCGCCGGTCCCAGTCTGCCATCGCGGCGTCGGAGACGATCCTGGTCAGATCCCGGCCGACCACCTCGCCCATCTCCCGGTTGCGCGTCTGGACGCTAAAGTTGAGGTTTGATTGGGCGTTCTCAATACTGGTGATCTCCGGAGGCGAGCCCGCGCCGGGGAAGTACGGCGCCTTCCAGATGCCGCGCGGGAAGCCCACCTGGAAGCCGCCGAAGGCCGTGGTCAACTGCGCGGCGAGCGAGTTGGTGACCACGTTCCGGAGGACGCCCATCATGGTCCTGGTGATGAAGCTGCCGATGCTCGACCAGACGCTCTTCGACTTGTCGAGCACGGCGTCCCACATGCCCTCCATGAAGCCCTTGATATTCGAGAAGAGTTGCTCCTGGTTCTGCAGGATGGCCTGATCGGTTTCCTGCCAACCCTTCAGCCGCGCCATCTGGTACTGCGTGTCGGCGTCGAGCCGGATGCGGTCGAACTGCTTCTGGTTGTACTCCTGAATTTCGAGGAAGCTCTTGCTCTGCTCGCCATAGAGCCGCTTGTAGAATGCGGTGTCCTCTTCAAGCGCAAGAAATTGCTCGTTGCGCTTGCCGATGATCTGATCCTCTTCCATCTCGGTCACGCGCCGGATCACGTCCAGCCGCCCCGAGAGCGAGGTCTGCCGCTGCGCCTGCAGACGCGCGATACCCAGCGTGGCCGCCCGGTCGATCACCGCGATGCGGTCCTGTAGCTCCTGCTCCATGCGTTGCCTGCGTTGGTCGAGGATCAGCGCGTTGGTCTCCTTCTCCTGATCGAGCGTCAGCTTCTGGATCTCATCGTTAAGCTGCACCGCGAGCGCCATGATCCGGCCGCCAAAGATCTCCTTCGCCGCAATCGTGTCTTCGTCAATCTGCTTCTGACTCGCTCCGGCCGCGCGCCCGGCGCGCACGATACCGGCGACTTCGAGTTGCATCTGTGTGTCGAGTTCCACCTGCTTGGCGATGATGTCGGCCTTGGCTTGCTGCTGCGTGGCGGCCGCGCGAACGGCCAGCACTCGTCTGCGGCCCGCGAAGGTCTCGTCCGGAATCACTTCGGCTTCCGCAACGGCAATCTGGCGGCGCGTGCGGTGGATCTCTTCGTAAGTGCGCCGGATGTCGCGCCGCGCTTCCTCGCGTTGCTTCTTCAACTCCGCGCCCACGTCGCTCCACAGAGCCCTCGCGTAATTGGCGGCGGCGGTCTGCACGTCCTTCTGGTTCTGCGCGGCTTCGATGTCGTTCTTCCTGGCCTCGTCGCTGGTCTCTTTCGAGAGCGCTTTGCGGTAGTCCGCGACTCCCTTCGCCATCTCCCCGAGCTTGCGGAAGTGGCCCGCGTAATCGTCCGTCAGCGCGCCGATGTTTTCCTTGCCCGCTTTCAGGTTGCGGGCGCGGGCCTCATCGAGCGCCCGCTCGCTCTCTTCGAGTTGGCTCCTGATCGCTTCCGGGTTGGGCCTCATCGCCAGAGCCCGCCGCCGCGCGATTTCATCCGGCGTGACCGGCGTCACTACGGCCGCAGCGGCCGCCTTCTCCCGATCAGACATTTTGTTGTGCGCGTACCAGATCCATACCGCCGACGCGATGGCGCCGATCAGCGTGACCCAGCCGACCGGCCCCATGCCGAGCAACGTGCCCGCGCCGATTGCCATGCCGCCCGCTCCGGCCGCGCCGAGCCCGAGCGTGGTGACTCCGGCGCCCGCTCCTGCGCCCGCCGCAGCGGCCGCGCCCGCCCCTGCCGCCGCCCTCGCTCCGGCCGCCGCCGCCGCCGCCGACACGGCCGCTTCAGCCGCAATCTTCGCGGCTTCATCCGCCGCCTTTCGCACGGCAATCTTCTCGGTCACCTCCTTGGCCGCTTCCCGCGCCGCCGCCCGCGCCGCCGTGCGTCTCGCGATGGTCTCGGCCGTGGCCTCCCCGATAGCCGACGCGGCTACCTCGGCCGCGACTTCCGAAGCCGCTTTAGCCGCCGCCTCCCGCGCGAGCTTGGACGCCGCCTGCTTCACCGCCACCTGCGCCGCCGCGTCGGCCGCCGCAGACGCCGCCGCCGTCGCCGCCGCCTTGGACGCCGCCTCGGTCGCGATGGCCTGCGCGCCAGCGGCCGCGCCCGCGAGCCCGAGCCCCTGGACGCCCGCGCCTGCGATGAGCTTGCCCGCCACGCCTCCGAGTTGCGAGCCCTTCAGCCACGTCACGGCCGCGCCGAATCCTTTGAAGCCGAGACCCAGGACGTTGAACACCTGCCCGAGCATCATGGCGGTCCCGGCGAACACGCCGACGGCGACGGCGACATCCTTGATCGGCCCCGGCAGCATGCCGAGCACCTTCACCAACTCCGTCGCGAGCTTCAGCATCTGCGTCATCATGTCGATGGAGTGGATGAATGCCGGGCCGAGATCGTCCTCGATCTGACCGGCCAGCTTCTTCGACGCGGAGCCGAGGCGATTCTGCGCCGCGCTGACCGTGTGCAGCGCTTCGCGCGCGGCGGCGCCCTCGTGCCCGGCCACGCCGACGGCGATGGCGAGCCGCATGAACTGCTGCGGATCGAGTTGCTTGATCTCGGACTTCATCGAGATCAGTTGTTTATTGAACGCCTCGGCCACCTTGGCCGGGAACGCGATGTTCGACGCGGCCGCGAGCCCCTGGATGCCCTTGGCCGAGGGCGCGAACATGGTGCCGATATTCCGCAGCACGTCGGCCATCGCCTTCGCGCCCTTCACCCCCTCTTCCGAGAAAGCGGTCGCCATGTCGAGGATGCGCTCGACCTCCTTGGTCAACTCCTCGGCAGGCACGCCCGCCGCGCGAAGCTCCATCGCCATCTTCCGCACTTCGCCGCCGGTCGAGCCGGTCCTGGCCGCCAACTCGCTGAACTTCTTCGCGTAGTCGGAGAGCCCGATCTCCGCAAGCTGCCGCTTCGCCCGGTTGACCTCCTCGCCCATCGCGACCATTTCCTTGGTGGTCTTCCAGATGCCGAGCGCGGCGACGGCGCGGCCCAGGCGCGCCATCTCGTCGGAGGCTTGCTCGACGGTGACGTTGACGCTCTTGATGCCTTTGACTGCCTGTTTGGTCGCCTTCTCGGACGTGGTCCCGATCTTGTCGATGTTCTTGTTGAGCGTGTCGATGTTCTTCTCCGCGTCTGCGGAGTCGAACTGGACATGCAGATAAATGCGATTGGCGGCGGCCATCGGTCAGTCTCGCTTTTGGCCTTTGCGGATCTCTTCGGCCTGGAACTTGTCGCGCTCTTCAGTCAACTGCCGGAGGAGCAGAAACACCGGGTAGGGAATCTCGTCCAGGCGCACCGTGATTCCCGCCTGCAGGGAGAAGTCGAGGTCGATTGTCGATTGAATGATCAGCCCGCCCGGCGACCCCAAATATTCGAGGAGCGCTTGCTGCGGGCAACCCTCGCACGGCAGCGCGGAAGGCCCGGCGCCGGGCTCCAGGTTCAGCACTTCGGGACAGTTCGCGGGCGAGGGACAGAGAGCGCTCTGTCGCATCAGGCGATTGAAGACGAATCGAGGCGAAGGTTGCTCCGGCCAATCCCCGCCGATTAAAAATTTGCGTCATCGGACCTCGGCCCGAGCGCCCGGTCGATGTGCTCGATCACCGCCCGGATGGCGGCGTCCTTGTGCAGCGCGGGAATGCCGTTGGCGTAATCCTCGCTGCGGCCGCCGCATTGATCGTAGAGCCGCGCGCCCGCGTCGGCCGTGGTGCGAAGCTCCTGCTGGTTGAAGGGCAGATCGATCAGCCGGAAGGCCGACCGGCGGAAGGAGAGCACCTGATCGGCCGTCGGGATCTTCATGTGATGGATCGCGCGGCCGGTCATGACGCTCATCTCGACCGCCGCCTCGCCGCCGTCGATGGACACGTCGTACACGTCCGCGACCGAGAGCGCTTCGAGCACCTTCGACGCCTCGGCGGGCGTCATGTCGGGCGCGCCGTTGAGCGCGATGGTCTTGTAGAGTTTCACGTCCGCTTCGCCGGGCTCGGGCGGGACGGTCTCGCTCATGCCCCGGCCGAGCCTGCGGATGATGATCTTGCGCGAGCGCGAGCGCGCCGACCACTCCTCGTCCGTCGGGTAGCGGAGCAGCACTTCCTGCTCCGCGCCGCCGGTCGACGCCAGTCGCGCCGGAATCGCGATTTCTGCTTTCGAGTCGAATTTCACGGTTGGCCTCTTCTGTCTAACCTCGACCGCTGACGATCCACGCCAGCGTCAGTAATGCGAGCCCGGCGGCCGTCCAGTTGATGGACCGACCGGCGGGCCACTGCGCGTTGACCGTGCCGATGAGGAACATCAGCAAGGCCAGGAGAACGAAGATCAATGTGAGCGGCATGGCCGCCTCCCTTCCCTTTTCACTCGTCGCGCGTCAGAGCCCGAGGATGCCGTCCTTCTCGGTGGTCGCGCTCATCGTGATGTAGTCGCCCGTAGGCGGCTTGAGCCCGGTCACCGTGCAGTCGACGGTGACGATGCCGTCGGCCTCGCCGTTCACCACCGCGCTGAAGACCGCGCGCGGATAGCTGATCGAGAAGCCGTGCTTGGCCGGTCCCGCGCCGATCTGCGCGCCCTCGACGGAGACCGTGGCTGGCCCCTCGGTCTGCGGTTGCGCCATCAGCGCGGCGTATTCGGGCGAGCCCTTGAGCGCTCGCGCGACGAAGCGCAGCGAGGACTCGCGCATGCCGTACTCCATGCGTCCGCGAATCGCGTAGCCGTTCTGCGTGCCCGAGCCGGGATAGAGGCCCGAGGGCAGGCGCACGTTGTTGTTCCAGCGGAATTCGAGCGAGATGAAGCTCGCCGTCAGCACGTAGTCCTGGCCGACGATATTGATCGACGCGGACGCCGCGTTGAGGAAGTGCTCGGTCTCGACCGTCGGCCACGGGGTGTAGCCCGAGGGGTTCTCCGCTTTGCCCGTGCCGACGCAGTTGACCGAGACGCGGCAGTTGGCGCGGCCCGGCCCGCTCTCCATGGTGAGCGTCCAGTCGTTCACCACGAGCCCGATGAGAGCCCGGTCGACCACCGATTCGGGCGGCGTGCGGATCTGCTCGGCGTAAGTAAACGGCGGCAGGTTGATGCAGTTCACCACCGGATCGGACGGCACGGCCGCGTAGGTGAAGCCCGAGCCCGCCGAGCCGCTCTTGGTCGCCTTGCCCGTCGAGAACGAAAACAGCCACGCCATGAACTCCGAGGAGCAGTACTTCTCGATGGTGACGGCCGTGTCGATGCTCGTCGGGAAGGTGGCGGTCGGGAACTCGTCGCCTTTGCCGATGTCGTTGGCGTCGGTCTCGTTGACCGGCGTGACGGTGGCGAGCGCCGGGTTCGTCTTGGTGAGACTCCAGATCTCGGCCAGCGTGTTCTTCGTCGGCAGATCGGCCTGCGGCTTGAACCCGAACGCGATTTTCGTCTCGCGCACGTTGGCCGGGCAGTTCGCTACCACGAGCAATTCCGGCCCGCCGGGCTGCTGCGGTTCGACGGGAGCTAGGGGCGGTTTAGTAGCCATTATGGATCTCCTGACTCTTGCGTTTCGGTTTCGATCACAAACAGATCGATCTGCTCCGGGTCCGTCTCGCGCTTCACGTTCGCGATGACGGTGCGGATCACGCCCGGCATGATGGGGCAGTAGTGCCAGCGTTGCGTGTCGCCGGGATCGGGCACGCCGTTCACGATCAGCCGCGCGAGCGTGTAGGGCGACTGCCCGCGTTGCGCCCGCAGGTAGAGGCTCGCGTAATGCGTGGTCTGCACGATGCCGCCGTCCCCGGCTTCGAGCGGCGCCTCGTTCCAGACCACCATCACCGAGCCCGGCCGCTGGCTGTACTTGGCGGCCTCGACCCTATTCGCGAGCGGCTGGAGATCGATGTACCCGAAGATCGACGCGGGCTCCGGCGGATCGAGCGCCGCGACCAGCGGCGGGATGCGCCGCAGCACGTCGACCATCGCGTTGGTGAATTCGATCAGATCGATCATCGCGTCTGTCCGCTGAGTGGAATCCAGGCCGACTTCAGATACTGGCCGTATTCCTTCTTCGCGTCCTTGAACAGGGCCGACTGCTCCGGCCCCGAGAAGCCGATCATGTGCTCGTACTTGTCCTGGCCGCGCGCGTGCTCGCGGCCGATGCGGGACGTGTTCTCGGCGCGGATCTCCTTGCCGATGGCCTTCCGCAGGAGGAAGTTTTCGATCATCACGCCCGAGAGATGGTTGTCGCGATACTGCGTTCCGCCGCCGCGAATCCGTTTCTTGATGAACACGTACTTCTTCGAGAGCGGCTTGGCTTCGTTGCCGGATGCGTTCTTGTGCGCGGCCCAGCGGGCCTTCTGGCGCGCGACCATCTCCTTGCCGATGCGCGTCATCTGGCCGTTGTCGAGCTTCGGCTTCTTGATGTGGCCGCTGCGCTTCACCTTGATCTTGACCGGCATCAGGACGCCTCCGAGTTGGCTTGCAGCACCACTCTCGAAACGCCGTAGGGCAGCGCGTCGACGCGCACCACGTCGTACTCGATCCCTCCGGCCGCGACCACGTCTCCGAGCGCGGGCGGGCGCGGGAGATCGTCATGCTTGATGTGCGCGTGCGAGTAGCGGCCGGGCGAGAGTTCCTCGCCCTCGACGCCTTCGATCCAGAGGATCGAGATGGGGAAAACCTGCGTGTCGTCCCCGTCGATCCAGTAGTCCACGATGCGCTCGAATTCGCCCATCAGCGCGGACCAGAGCATCGGCACATGCGCTCCGGCGAAGCGGCTGACGAACGTCCCGCCGGAGTCGGACAAGGACTCGGCCAACGCCGGGTCTCCCGCCGCGCGAATTCCGGCCAGTATTGGCGACAGACCGGAAATCGCGCTGACACGGGGATTCGCCGCGCGTCCCGCCTGACGCTTCGACAAAGCCGAGAAAGGCCCGACGAACGGGTTGCTCCGCATGGCCCGGCCTCCCTTAGATGACCTTGGCCTTGAGACTCGCGTTGGGCCGGTAGGGGACCACCAGCGGCGCCGACTGCAGCATGATGAAGCGCACCGAGGGATCGGGCTCCGTCCACGATTTGACGTAGAACGGCATCGCCTGCAGGCCCGCCTCCTCGTCGCGAATCGCGCCGAACGCGCGCACGCCGTCGAGTTGCTGCGATGCCATGATCACCGAATCCGCCGGGATGATCGGCTTCTCCGTCGAGTCGGCCGGGTCGACGTACCACGAGGAGTAGACGATGATGTTGAAGCCGTCGATGTTGCCGACGCTCATCCCGCCCTCGGTCGATCCCGCCGCGTTGAGCGAGAGCGATGTGTCGGTCCCGCGCCGGATGTCGAGCCGGGCCTTCACGTCGTCATGGTTGCGGAACACCTTCCATACCGCGACCGGCATGATCACGTCCGTCATGTAGATGCCGGTCGATTGCAGTCCGGTCTGCGCCCACTCCTGCAGATCGTCCAGCGGATGCGAGCCCGCCGCGCTCCAGAGCGTCGAAGCGGTGATGGTGTTTCCCGCCGCGCGGCCGAAGTCCACGATGGCCTGCGGATACTTCTCTCCGACGATGGTGACCTTGCCGGTCGCGAGGATCTCGCCCGCCATGGTTTCGAGCCTGCGGTTGAGCATCGACTTCTGGTCTTCCATCGAAGCCGCGATGAGCGCGCGGAGCCGGTCGCCGGGGCTCATCGTGCCGCCGATGCTCTCGCCCGCCGACCGCTTGAACGGCCGGTGCATGTCGAAGACGCGCTTGTCTTTCACGTAGGCCGGTTTGAAGACTCCCGTCCGGTAACCGGGCGACTCCACGATCTGCCCCTCCACCAGGAAGCTGACGAAGGGCGCGATGCGCCGCGTGCCGTCGACCACGTCGAAATGGATCTCCTCGCCGGTCTCGATTTGCACCGTCGGGAAATAGCGGTCCAGCAGAAACTGCGTCTGACCTTTCAGGTCCGCGATGACCCGATTGAGCGTGCTCGTGCTCCAGAGGTCCATCGGACTCTCCTACTGGCGGGAGTTAGAGGTTGCGGTTTGCCGTCTGACGGGGCCGTCGCCAAACGCCCGTCAGACGGCGGATTCTGCGGCTGCTACTTGCGGTTCGCGTGCGGCGGCTCGGGCGGCTTCGCGACCACCTGCTTGGCGGGCGGCTTCTCTCCGCTCTTCTCCTGCTCCTCCGCGAACTCCTCGGCCGCGATGGCGAGGGCGCTCGTCGCGAGATCCGGATTGTCGACCTTCTCGTCGGGCGTCAGGTAGGCGAACGGAGAGTCGGACGGAGGCTGCTTCTCCTCGTCTTCCTCCCCGGCTTCCTTCTCGCTTTCCTTGGCGGCCGCGCGGGCCTTCTTCAAATTCTTCATGGCCTCGGCCGCCTCCTCGGTGGTGGGGACCGACTTGACGAGCGAGCCGTCCGCGATGATCACGCTCTCGATGTAGATGCCCACATCGCGCAGCGCTTCGGTGCAGTCGGCGTGAACGAGCGCGCCCGGCCACTGGATGGCGTCGGCCTTCATGCGGCCGGTGAGGTAGACGCCCGCCTGCACGGTAGCGGTGGTGGCGTCCACGTCATCGACCAGGACGCAGTTGCAATCGGCGGCGGCCGCCGGGACGGTGATGACTCCGGTGGCGGGAACGATTTTCAGAATCGCGCCGCGCTTCAGGATGCCGATGCCCGACGCGACCGTGCCCTTGCGCGAGGTCACATCGTGGCCGTCCGCGAGAAGCGCGGAGAGAAACGTCGGCGTCGAAAACCCGAAGCTGGCTTTGCTGATCGGATCGTAAGTAGCGGGCATGAAGTCTCCTTCCTGGTCACTGGTTACGCCGCGTTGTGGCGACGGTCCTTCGGGACGAACGCGAGAATGCGCTGCGCCTCGCTCGCCTCGGGGTCTTCCTCGGGGCCGCGCGTGCCGACCGCCGGGTTCTGGATGCCCGCCATGCGCGCGGCCAACGGGTCGGCCGGTGGCTTCGCGTCTGGCGTCGGCGCCGCCGCGAGAATCTTCTTCGCGGCCTCGGGCGTCATGTCGGTTTCGAGCGCGAGCGCGCGGGCGAGCCCTTCGCGCCCTTTGGCCTCGGGCGCGTCGAGGATGGCCGCGATGCGTTGCCGCTCGGCCTGCACGCGGGCGCCGTCGACGGCGGGCGCGAGAGCGACAGGCGCCGGTTGCGGTTGCGGTTCAGGTGGAGCCGCCGGGGCCGGAGCCGCCGGAGGCGTCGGATTCGGATTGTCTGCCATGGGTCTAACCTCCTGACTAACTGCGATGGACACGGCGCGCGGCGCGGACTCAGCCGCTAGGCGCGCCACCAGCGGCTCGAAGCTCCCGATCTCGTCGGCCATGCCCGCCGCGACGGCGTCGGCCGCAATCATCACCGAGCCCTGCCCGAAGCGGGACTCAACGGTTTCTGTTGAGACGCCGCGCAACGCGGCGACCCGGCCGATGAAGATCTCCGCGAGCGCGTCGACCACTTTCAAGATCTGCGCGCGGCCGTCGTCGGTCGCCGGATCGGTTCGCTTGAGCGGGCTCTTCGAGGACACGATCTCGTACTGCTTGACTCCCTGCCGCTCCTGCGCCGCGCGGTTGTCGCGCAGCGAAGCCACCACGCCGATGGAGCCCAACAGGGCCGACTCGACGGCCACGATGCGCGGCGCGGCGGCCGCAATCCAGTAGCCCGCCGACGCGGCCATGTGGTCGACGTATGCGGTCACCGGCTTGATCTTCGAGCCCGCGCGGATCTGGTCCGCGAACTCCTGCACGCCGTCGATCTGGCCGCCGGGCGAGTCGACATCGAGCAGGACGTGCTTCACCTGCGGATTGTCGAGCGCGGTCTGGAAGTCGCGCGCCAGCGTCTGGATCGAGGACGCGCCCGAGAGTTCCGTCATGAGGTTCGCGTAGCGGAAGAGCGGGCCGGTGACGCCGAGGATCGCCACGCCGTTGCGGATCTCGACCGAGTTGCCCGCGTTTTCGAGCGGGCGGCCGAGCTTCGCCGCGACGGCGTCGAGGTCGACCTTCCCGGCTTCGTCCACGCGCGCGATGATCTCGTTCAGCCAGTCCGACGTGACCACCCATGGATGGTTGTGGATCTGCGCCAGCACGCGGAGGAGTTGAGAGCGAGGCATTACGCCGCCTTCCTCGCCTTCTCGTCGGGCGCGTCTTCCTCTTCGCCGTCGCCTTCCTCGCCGTCCTCTTCGCCGCCTTCTTCCTCGGCGTCATCGTCCGCGTCCGGATCGTCGGGCGGCTCGGGCTTTGCTCCCTGCGGCGGCATGGCGGCCGCGAGCCCCAACTGCCGGGCGCGCTCCAACTCCAGAGCGCGTTGTTCCTGCACCTCGTTCCAGTCGAGCCCCTGCTCGGCGCATTCGAGTTCAAGCGTTGAGATCATGGTCCCCAACCTTATCTGCGCGGCTTGCGCTTCCTTCACCGGATCGATCCAGCCGCGCCCCGGCCCGATCCACTTACTCCGCAGATAGAACGGCATCAACTCGTAGAAGTTGGGCGCGTCGATCATGCCCGCGCTGACGGCCTCTTCAAACCAGAGCTTGTAAACGGCCGAGCACCAGTAGATCGAGAGCCACGTCCTGCGGCCGATGAAGAACCTCCACGCCTCCAGCAACGCGGCTCGCGCGCTAGAGTAATTCGTCTTCGAGAAATCCTTGAGCACTAACTCATACGGCAGGCCGATGGCCGCGCCGATCTGCCGGATCACCGCTTCGACGAAGTTGGAGAACTGCGGCGCCGGGCGCGCCGGAACGAACGGCGTCAACTCGTCGCCGGGGTAGAGCGGCACGAGGCTTCCGCCTTCCATCTGCGGCCGGTACTCGCCCTTCTCCGAGAGGTATTTGTTGGGGTCGCCGCCCACCATCTCCGCGATGGCGACCGGGTCCATCGGCGTGGTGATCACGCCCGCCACGAGCGAGTTCACGATGCTCGACTGAAGCTCCGTCCGCTGGTAGCTGTCGAGCATGCGGAACTGCTCGATGACCGGCGAGAGAAGCGGCTTGCCGCGCGTCTGGTCGACCCGGTCCTGCGTGTAGAGATGCAGCACGCGCTTCCGGCCCCAGTCGGTTTCGGCCGGAATGCGGTCCCATTCGAGCAGCCCGATGGAGCCGAGCGTGGCGTAGCCGCCGCCCAGGAAGGCGTACAGTTCAAGCGGCGTGCCCTCAAGCTGCCGCTGCACGTGGTACGCGAGCGGGCGGCCATACACGTCCATCTCGACGCCGCCGCGCAGACGCGCGCTCGTCGGCTCGCCCTCGGGATTGGAGAGTCGATCCGTCTCGACCAACTGCAGGCAGGTGCGGAACGGCGTGTCGACGCGCTCCAGCCAGAGCGGCAGCGCGAGCGCTTCGCCGTTCGCCATCCAGGCGCGGAACACCAACTGCGTCATGGACGCGAAGTTCATCTTCCCGGCGGCGTCACATGCGGTGGTGTTCGCCCACGTCTGCCAGAGGCTCTCGACCTGTCGCGACCACTCCTCGGCCCACTTGATGTCGCGGCCGAGCGCGCGGTAATCCGGCTGCGCCGCGAGCCGCAGGCCGATGCCGACCGTATTGTCCTGCAGCGTCTGGAACGCGCCCGAGGCGATGCCCGAGTTGCGGTCGAGATCCCTGCTCCGCGCGACCAGCAGATCGTAGGACTGCAGTAGCTCCAGGTCCGCAGGCGCCCGCTCCGGTTGCCAGTTGCTGAGTTGCTTCCGGATGCGGCTCGCGCCCGCGTAGGGCGAGTCCTTGTACGGCGTGCAGCACTGGCCGCCGAAGCGCATCCCGGCCGCTGGTGGCGTCGGCGCAGGATGCGTCCAGCGGCTCCAGAGCCGCGCCAGCAATCCATGGTTCGGCGCCACGGTGGGTGTCGCTGGCGCGGCCACCGGCGCCGGAATGGAACGGCGCCGATCTTGAACGGGCGCCGTCATGGGCACGCCTCGATGGAGAGAGGGCGCCGCCGCCGGAAGGCGTAAGCGGCTTCGGGATGCACGAGCGCCTCCAGTTGATCGATCAGCATCCGCAGATCCGCGACGTTGACTTCCGGGTAGACCACCCGGCCGAGTTGCGGCGTTTCGATGGCGATGGGCGATTGCCCGAGCGTGACTTCGACCAGCCGCCGCCGGGCTTTCGCCAGCATCTGTTCGAGGATCGGGTCGACTCCGTTGCCGTTCGCCATTGCTCACTCCAGCCAATCGGTGCGCGGGCCGCTCGACCGGAACTGCGGGACCGGCGTGCGCGCGGCTGACGGCGCGCCCGTCGACGGGACGGCGGCCGTGGTTCGCACGTTGGGGTCGCTCAGAACGGCTTCGGTTTCGTCCCACCGCTCCGGCTTCCACGATTCCAGGCGCAGGCTCGCCGCCGCCGCTCGCGCGTAGATGCGGCAGTCGAGCGCTTCATTGCGGTCGCGGATCTTCTCCCACGAGGAGACGCGGCGGCCGCCGACGGCGCGTGTGATCAACTGCTCGGCCGTCAACTGCTCGAAGTAGTTCTTGTTGTATTCGGGGAAGTGGCAGTAACCGGCGGGCCACTCCTCGCCGCGCGTCAGATCCGGCGCGGGCTGACGGAGCCATCGGTAAAGCTCTTCCTTCGCGATGTTCACGTTGAGCGGCCAGAGCCTGATCCCGAACTTGACGCGCGAGCCGGTGGGGCCGACCTCGATCAGCTTCGCCGCGCCGAGCACCGAGGGCACGGTGGTCTGGCCTTTCACCGCCATCACGCGCTGCCGCGATTGCTTGCGAATCCAGTCGTACACGGCCATCGTGTTGAAGCCCGAGTCGACGGCGATGCGGCGGATTCGCACGGTCTGTCCGTACTCGGTCGCAAAGTCCTCTTCGAGCATCTCGGAGAGGTTCTGCCAAACGTGCGGCTGATGCGTCTCGCCCTCGAAGACGCGATAGTCAATCGACCAGGACTCCTTGTTGCGGCCCCATGCGACCACCTCGACTTCGAGGCGCCGGGGATGCACGTCGACGCCTGCGGTGAGCACCAGCCCGCCGCGCGGGACCACGCCGATCTGGTAGGTCTCCCGCCGCTCGAAGAGCCGCTCGGCGTCCGGAACCTCCGAGGCGTCGGCATACGGCAGGCCGAGCACGGTGTTCTGGAACACCTGCACCTTCTCCGGATCGTTTCCCGCTTTCTCGCGACGTTCGGCAACTTGTCCCCAACTCAGCCAACCCACGGGAGAGTACAAGCTCGGCAGATGGTAGCCGTGGACAATCTCGTTCACTGAACGGGGTCTCCACTGGCCGCGCGCGAGCATCCACTCCTTCTCGTGGTTGGAGATCGGTTGCGCGCACGCCTCGCAGTAATACTTCGCGAGACGCGGCTGCCCCGTCGGCCATCGCAGGTTCGCCATCTGCAGCACGAGCATCTCGCCGCAACGCGGACAGGGAACCCAGAACTGCCGCTGGTCGCTCTGCTCGTAGAAGCGCTCGATGCGCGACCGGCCGCTCACAACCGGCGTCGATGTGATCAGGATCTTCCGGCGCGGGAAGTTGGTGGTGCGCGCCATCGCCAGATCGCACGGGTCGCCCTCGCCCTCGATGTCGCCGGGGTAGGCGTCGACCTCATCGAGGAACAGATAGCGCGCCGCCATCGACCGCAGGCCGGTCGCGGAGTTCGCGCCGGTCATCACCAGGATGCCGCCGTCGAATTCCTTCGCCAGGACCGTGTTCCCCGAGTCGCGCGAGCGCGCTTCCTTCACCAACGCCGACAGGACCGGCGAGTCCTCGATCAGCGGCTGGATGCGCTGCTTCGAGTTGCGCTTCGCCATCTCGACCGACGGCATCACGCTAAGGAACGGCCCCGGCGCGCGGTGGATCGAGTAGCCGATCCAGTTGTTGCCGGTCTCGGTCTTTCCCACCTGCGCGCCCGCCATGATGACCACCACCTCGACTCGCGAAGAGGGGGACAAATCATCCATCGGAGCGCGCAGGTACGGAACTCGCGAAGTGCGCCACGGGCCGGGCTCGGGCGAGGAGCGCTCCGTCAGCACCCGAAACTCATCGGCCCAGTCGGAGATCAGTTCACGCGGATCGGGACGCGCGCCGTCGTAGGCGCCGGAGCGGTAGACCTCGGCGGGCGTGAACGGCGCCATCATCCGAGCTTGCCCTCCGAGAAGGTCTGGAAGATCCGCGTGAGTTCGTCTTCGAGGATCTGCCGCGCGTTGCCCTCGTCGGTCTCGGCCGCTAACTGAGCGGCGAGGCGCGGCGGCAGGTTGAGGCAGGCGTCACGCAAGACGCGGAATAGCCGGTAGGCTTCCTGCTTCACGTCGCCCGCTTTCACCAACTCGCCCCGGCGCGCTTCGAGTTCAAGCTGGCGCCGCTGCGCCTCGTACACCTCGCGCAACGCGCGGGCCTGCATGAAGGTCATGCCCGGCACGGGTTCCGTCGGCAGTGGCTCACCCGGCGAGCCACCCCTCGGTTGCGAGACCAGCTTCGGCCCCGGCCGCGCGTTCGCCTCCTCGGTGTTCTCGACCCATGCCTTGTCGGCCGCGTCGGAGTCGATCCGGTTGTCTTCGGTCAGCGGAATGCGGCCGCGCCGGATGGCATACTGCACAGCCTGCAGGTGGCATCCCCGGTGCTCTGCGTACTCGGTTACTCCCATCAGCACAAATCAACCCTTGCGGTCAAGTGCGACCTGCGGTACTATCGGCCAAACTGTCGGGTTTCTACGTGTGATGTACTGGGGCCGCTCGGGGTTGGGCGGCCCTCCGCATTTCTGCGGACGCGGAAGCTTACGAATAGCAGAGAATCCCCTTACAAGTCAAGAGGTTGCCCTGTGGAAAAGACGCCACTTGCGATGTGGCGGCATTGCCACCTATGCCGAGTAGTCACTCTGCTAAATAGCTGATTCTAGGGCACTTGATCGAGCGAGAGCCTGGTTTCGCGTCCGTAAGTAGCTGATTCTAAACGAGTTCCGAACCGCGGAGCCCGCGGGATGCCCAAGCCGCTGAAACTAAGTGATTTAGCTCGTATCGCTAGCGGTTTTGTGCGGGCGGCGAAGCCCCCGACCGACCCCCCGGCGGAAGTACCTTAGAATCAACGGCGTACTGATTCCAAAGGACTTAGCTAAAGCCTTTGCAATCAGCGGTTTACCAAACCATTGATTCGGAAGGGGATAGCTCGCGCTGATTCTAAAGGACTTGAACTCGTTTAGAATCAACGGCGCGCTCGTGTCACCATCGGCAGGTGGCAGGCAGGGCCGACGGCCGACGGGCGCGCCCGAGGGCCGAAAATCGACTATTGACGGCCGTCGGCCGATGCGACTATGCGCCATCACATTATGTTTAGAATCAATCACTTACAACGAAATGTGGAAAACGGCCGTTTTTCGAGTACTAGTGGCACGGCGCGGGATTCCCCTATGAGACACATAGTACTAGTCATCTCGTTGATAATGAATGGTTTATTGATTTTCGCCGTTTGCCTGTGGAAAACCACGGGGAATCAACGGGATACAGGGCCGACGGCCGACGGGCGCCGACACTGGAGAGGGCAGGCGCGCCCGAGGGCAGGCAGGGCCGACGGCGCGCGACAGGTGGCAGGGCAGGCAGGCAGGCGCCCGGTTAGACGGCCGACGGCGCGCGATAGGACGGCCGACGGCGCGCCCGGTAGACAGGTGGCAGGCAGGGCAGGCGCGCCCATCGGACGCGCGCCCGAGGGCAGGCAGGCGGCGCCCGTGGCAGGTGGCAGGGCCGACGGTCGACAGGCAGGCAGGCGGCCGCCTGCAGGGCAGGCAGGCGCGCCCGAGGGCAAGTGTAGAGACCGACGGCCGACGGCGCCCCCGGCGCCCGAGGGCAGGCAGGGCCGACGGTCGATTGGATACTTATTCACGTTTATGCATATCTATACATTTTTGGATGTCGGCGCCTCGGGAATCTTGAATCCCTATAGAGATGAGGGCGATTGGTTTTCCACAGTGTATCTGTTGATTCATTCGCCTCACTTTCGCTTTTTTTAGCCCTCGGAAGGGCTTCCATTGCGTAACGGTGCGCTCACACGCCGTCGGTCGATTCTAGGGCCGTTTCCGCCTCGGGAAACCCTATGTTCGTTTGTGGGAAAGTCAACGACTTACACTGTGGATAAAACTGTGGATTTTTCGGGCTGTTTTCGGAGTATTCACCCGGTATACATGCGGCCGTCGGCGCCGACACTGGGGAGAGGGCAGGCGGCCGCCTGCAGGGCAGGCGTAGAGGGCAGGGCAGGCAGGCAGGCAGGCAGGCAGGGCGCCGACGGCGCGCCCATAAACAGAACGGGCGCCCGTGTTACCGGGCGCCCGTGGCAGGTGGTCTGTTAGATCGATCTATCGGCCGTTGAAACGAGCGGATAGGGTAATGCTGACGATATCGTCAGCGCGGGCGCCGTACATCTCACGCGCGACATCGGGCGCCCGTAGCACGGCGTCTGCTAATCGGAAGTCGCGAAAGAACAACGTCTGACTCCGCCCGCTGCCGAATTCAACGTCAAAAGCGAATAGGTTCATAGTTTCCCTTTTCCCCTGCCCTACTCGGGCAGGCGTTCGATTCCCTGCCTCTCCCGATGGTAGGTATGATTCCCGTCAAAGTCCGAGTGTAGGTATGTCACCTGCCCGAAGTATCCCCGCGCCCATTCTGTAGCTTCCGAGCAACTGTCCGAGTGAATCACCACATCGAAAGTGTAGGCGTCGGTCTGATTCTCAAATCGCACAATAAACGGCCGTTCTGATCTCATTAGCGCACCACCTGTGATGCCAATTCTCCGATGGTTCCCTTAGCGAAAGCTTCCCATCGGCGCCCGCGTTGAATGTAGGTGTACAACATGACCGTACCGTCGGACGCGATGTAGGACGCATTCTGATCAATCCGAAACACGGCGCCGGGAAAGTGTCTCAAGCGAAACGTCTCGGGGAATTCCGCTATCGCGGATTCCAGGGTCTTTTTTTGCTCGTTTGTCATGTCGTTTTCTCCGTTCTAGTTGGTTCTCAGATACTGCCATACGGCGCGCCAAACGGCGCGCCATTGAATCGGCCGACGGCCGTCTACCCTGCAGGTGTGCTCACTCCGAAGCAAACCGGCGCCGCACGCCTCACAACCCCGTGTGATCTCCATTAGGCGGCCGCCTTGATAGTCGAGATCAGCGAATCGACCGACACAAACGACTTGGCTCCGGCGCCGTGAACGATGATTGCTATCGACTTCCGACCGTCGGCCGAACCATGGGCGCCATCGCACAACCTGCAGGCAGAGCACACAGACTTGTGATTGCCCTCGGGAGTAGCGGGACAGATGATTTCACCGGGGAGTAGCGCTTGATCGGCCGTACGGCATCTGAACGCGCGCCACCCCATACGGCGCGCCTCCGCATACTCCGCAGGGGTGTCGACAGATGCCATCACATACGGCCGATACTTCTGATACTCGGGCTGTTTCCACTGATGGGTATACCCTGTCCACCCACTGGAGACGGCCGTTATCGCCTGCAGGATGTCGACGGGAATCAGGACAGGTTCGCCGTACGCGCCCCACCTGATTTTCTTTCCCTCGAAAACGGCCCTGTATCCGTCGGCCGTCAGATGTTCATAGCGCCCGCGTTTATAGGCTTTCCATACTCCCGTCGGTGCTTTCCCCACTTGGACATAGCAGGTGCGCTTGGACCGTTTAGACTTCAGAGTGATCAGACCGCCCCGGTGCTTGCAATCGAAACAAACGATATCGTCAAGACCGAGTTTCACCGCCTGTATCGGGCTGATGTCGCGCGGGAGAATCCATACCTGCAGCATCGGCCCTGTTTTCGGATTCTTAGACCGCAGCGTCACAATGACCACGATGTTTGCGTTCTCGAAGAGCACGTATCCAATCGTCGGCGGCCGTTTGACGGCGCGCCGTTTGGCGCATCGCGCCCGAGTATTGGAAGAACGGCGCGCCCGTTTGGCGGCCGCCTGTCGTTTGATCTGAGTTACTGCCTTGTGGTTTGTCATAAGCCATAGGGTAACCGTGCGATTGACGGCCCTGCCTGTCACACTAGTAATAGGCGCCCGTGCCATGACGGCCGACGGCCGACGGCCGACGGGCGCCCGAGGGCGCCCCTGCAGGGCCGAAAACCGCGCGTTCGATGGCAGGCAGGGCAGGCAGGGGGTAACCCCTTTAGAATCAGCGCCGCGTTGATAGCAAAGGGCTTACCAAGTCCTTTAGAATCAACGCCGTGTAACCCCTTTGGAATCAGCGCCGACTGATTCCAGGGGGGTTGCGCGGAGGGCATAGTGGGACCGTCCGGAGGGTGATCCTATTATTTTTCGACCTGGGAAAATTTCCAACTTTTTGATTTCGGTTTTGGAAAACCGAAATAGGTTTTATCTAAGTTAGAAAACCTGCCACTTACTCGGCCTCTGGCTTAGTAGCTCCTGGCCGGAGGCGGCTCCACCGGAACTTCCTTCTCGATCCGATAGAGGGCGACGTCGCGGCGCGTGTCGGTGGTCTCGTACACCAGCGTCAACTCGATCACCGGGCTCTTCGGGCAGGCGCGCGTTCTGAGCACCACGGTGCGCTGCGGCGATTCGCCCGGCGCGACGGCGAAGGCGAACTGGACCGTCTGGCCCTTCCGGATGTACTCCCCGATCACAGAGAACTCCAGCCAGGATGCCCGGCGCGAGCGCCAGGATCGGCCAGGACGGCCCCGAGGCGGCCGGGAGGAGGTGAGGAGGCGGGCCGGAAAACCGCGCCTCCCCGAGCCCGATCCGGCAGCGGCAGGCGACCGGCGCGGGAGATCGACGCCTCAAGGGCAAACAGGCAAACCCGAGATGACGTCGAAGCCTGCATTCTTGACCAATCCGAAATCCGAAGGAGTTGGGTCGATGATACCGGCCAGCGAGGGCTCGCTGCAACGAGCGCTTCAGCACCAATAAAAAAGCCCTCCCCGAAGGGAGGGCCAAGAACCAACATGCCATTACCGCGCTACGAGTCTACCAGTTCCGCGAGATGCTGCGGGCCGTCGCGCCGGGCGGGCGTCAGCGTCACCATGTACGCGGCGCGCCGCAGGGCCTCGTGGATCTCGACGCCGCCGTACTCGGTGAACGTCTGCTGCCCGCCGCCGTGCTCCGGCGCGAACTCCTTGGTGACCTCGACCAGCCACGATTCGCTGACCAGCGTCAGCTTCACTTCGATGATGCGGTTTGCGCCCTTCTTCTTTCCTATCTCGCCGCACTGAACAAAATGAATACAGAACGTCTCGTGGCTGCACTCGCAGTCCTGGCCGCATCTTGGACAACGATGCGGCGTCATGCGGTCGCCTCCGGCCGGTTGTCGACCACCAGCCCGCGCTCGGGGCCGTGTCCCTTGCGCCCGAGCACGAGCGAGTAGCGGCCGTCACCGGCCGATCCGGCCGTCGAGCAGGAGCAGCCCTTCTGGCCGCACAGAGCGCGTCTCACGCGCTTGTAGGTGGCGAGAGACACCGTCTGCCCCACCTGGACGGCGCGCACCGTGGCGCGCGTCCCGTGAAATTTGTTCGTCAGTTCGATCATGCGTCTTGTTCCTCGGAGACTACGTTGTTCTCGAATACCTCGGGCAGCATGCCGCCCTTGCGGTCCAAGAGATCCCGCACCTTCTCGCGCATCGTGCCGTAGGGCTTGTCGTCGCGCTCGGTCCAGTCCTGATAGTCGCCCTCGCCCCAGTGCGCGGCGCTCGCGATAGCGGCCATGCGGTTGATCAGGTCAAGCTCGTGCCGGGTGAATTGAATCCGCTTCGCCATCTACTGCTCCTCCCGGTTGAAGGCGTGATACTCCTCCTCGATCAATTCGAGGTCGGCCATCACCAGCCCATCGATGAACGCGGCGATGTCGCCGCGCGTGGCCTTCTTCCAGCCGTGGCGATACATGATGGCGGCCTTCATGTCATCGCTGATGTCGAACGTGACCTGGACCTTCATGCGTTCTCCTTGGCCCGCTTCGCCATGCACTTCTGGCAGCGGCAGTTGTTGACCTTCGAGTTGTGCTTCGCCCAGTAGACGCCGCCCGTGTAGCTCTTGCGCTTCGAGCCGCGACGGCGCGCGACCTCCGAGTGCAGGACGGCATCGGGGATGGTGGACATGTCGAAGCCCGGCGCGTACTCCATGGCGCCGGGCAGCTTGAAGGTGGCGGGCATCAGCGGCCCTCCTGGTTGATGTTCAAGCCGATCTTGCGCCACTCCTCGCAGACCGAGCAGGAGCAGCCCGAGCCCTTGAGGTTCCAATCGCGACCGGCGGCGAAGTCGGCCTTCGCGTGGCGACCGACGATTTCCTTCTCCTCGGCCGTCGAATACTCGCGGCTGACGTAGACCTTGCGGTCGACCGGGCGCGGAACCAGCCCTCTCGGCGCCCGCGTGATGGCGGCGCACAGATCGTGCGCCACCGCTGCGGTCTCGCCGTCGGTCAGCACGTTCGGCGTGTCGATGAAGTAGCTCACTTTGTACCGGGGCATCAGCGTGCCCTCCTTCCCGTCGGCCCGAGCCCGCGCGCTGCGCGATGCCGGGCGACCCATTCGTAGTGCGCCATGGCGGCCGTCGGCGGCGAGGCCAGGACGCGGCCGCTCTCGACCACGATGGTCTTCTGGACCTCGTAGGGCGCGGCGACGAACGAGAACGGCTTGCGGCCGTTCTCCTCGTAGAGCTTCATCGCGGCGTCGTAGGTGATGGGCGTCATCAGCGGCGGCTCCTCTCTGCCATCGCGTCGGAGCAGTGCTCCATCACTCGCTCGTATTCGGCCATGAGGGCCTGGACGCGCTGCAGCCGGTCGAAGTGCTCGTCCTGCGCCCGCTCCATCGCGCCTGCGGCTTGCGGATAGTAGTCGCGCCCGTTGGGAGCAGCCTGCTGCATTTGGCGCATGGCCTCTTGCAGCGCGTTGTAGGCGGCTTCGGCTTGATCGTAGAGCGATTGGGCCGGTGTGCCGTTCAGGTGAACCGTCGGTAGGGTCATACAGAACCAGTGTACCAGATGCAGGCATCTGCCAGATGCGCGCATCAGAAATAAAAAAGCCCGCCGGTTAGGGCGGGCTCGGGGCGGGCTCGGCGGCGCGCCGGTTTAGACCGGCTTCGTTGAAGCGGTCCTCATCATATGCGGTCTGTCCTCTCGTCCATCGCTTGTGATTTGGTCTCATACGGCCCCGCAACGCGCTCGCGCCCCGCGAGGTCGATCTCCCGCACCGGAATCTGTTTGCCGCGCGGCCCGAGAACGAGATACCAGTCTCGCGTGCCCGCGAGGTTGCCGACCGACCGTCGGAGCGGCCGCCGATTCGAGAATCTGCATGTCTTCATGTCAACCACTATAGCAGATGCAGGCATCTGCCAGCAACATGCATCTGCCATCAGCGGATCGTCCGGATCAGCGCGGCGACAATCGGCCGCCGCCGGGAATCGTCGCGCCAATCCGGCGCGCGGCGGTAGCTCTCGTCTTCGATGCGCCGGTATTCGATGATGGTCTCGCCGCCGTTCACTTTCCCCTGCCACATCTCCTGGCCCGCGTATGGCCCGAAGATGCCGGGGCCGGTGAGGATGTTCCTGTGCGGCCGCTCGGCCTGCCCGATGGAGAAGTCCCCGAACAACTCGTCGGTCGACGCGATGAGATGCCCGGCCCACTTGGCGTCCCGCGCTTTGCCGTAGCCGACGCCGACGGCCCACGAGCCGTCGCTGAAGTCGCCGTCGAACGGATCGGCCGAGCCGAGCTTCTCCTCGTACCTCCGGTTATAGACAACGGCGCGCACGGTGAGCGGCTGGACCTCGACGCCGAAGTACTCGCCCACATCGATGGCGACACGGGTCGCGATGATGCAGAGGTCGCGCCGACCGTAGAGCCGCTCCAGTCCCGGCGCGAGCAGCATCGAGAGCGCGCGGAAGAGTTCCTCGCCGGTCATCAATCGCCCAAGTCCACTTCCGATTCCTCGCACGGCTCGTATGCATCCGGCGCCACGATGATCGGCGGCATCCCGGCGGCGATGCGGCGTTGGTTGAGCACGGCCATGCAGAGATCGCAGATCGGCTCACGGTCGCCTTCTGGATCGGCCTTGCCGTGCTTCATGCGGATGCTGGGAACCTTGTTCGGGTTGTAGCTAAAGATGAGTCGCCCGCATGTAGCGCAAGGCGAAGTCAGGCCGATATATCCCATCGTCGTTCACCCTTTCCGCCGCGCCTTCCGCTCACGCGCCGCCGCCACCTTCTCGACGGCGCGAATCGCCCGCCGCCCCGGAGCTTCGATCTCGCGGAGCCCGTGCGCGGCCGCCTCCGCGCCGCTCTTGAAGAGCGCGACGGTTCGCTTCGGAATCTTGAGAACCCGGTCGCACATCGCCGCGAAGCGGAGCGCGAGAAGCTCGTGCCCGCGCGGATTCCGGTCATGGCACTGCGCCCATCCGGTGCAGACGAAGTCCGTCGAGGTATGGCAGTAGAAGATCGACGGAGGCTGCTCGCCGGTCGGCTTGTCGTACTCGGTCAGCTTCTCGTACTCGTGCGCCATCCAGACGCCGGAGGGAACGTCGCGGCGGTACGGGCACGTCTCGCAGGGCTCGGTGCGGCATTGTAGTTTGCTCACGGCTTCCTCTTCTTTCACGTTCGACATTCACAACTCCGTTACCTCCAGGCCCGGCCCGAGCTTGTTCAGCCAGTTGGTCAGATTGGTGATCGGTTGGCCGAGAAACTTCTCCACGATGGGCGCGCACTCCACGATGGTCAGATCCTCATCCACGCCGACCCCCACCGTCATCTTCGGGTGACTGATCCATAGTCGATGTAGCATCATTCAGCACGATACCCAAAACACCATCACCACCATCAGGAGCACGATCACTCTCGGGACCAGGAGATCGTTCGCCCGCTGCATTCACTCCCGCTCCGCGTAGAGCCAGTCGACGCCGTCGGGAAACGAGTAGATCCAGACGTTCGTTTTTGGATTGCGGGCCGTGTTCCGCCGATGGTCCTCCTGCGTGTAGCCGTGCTCCTCCATCGCGTGCTCCTGCATCGCGATGAGCCCGCCGCCTTGGTGGCCGCAGATCATACAGGTCAGCTTATAAATCGCCATACGCTTATTGTTTTTTCCTGGTGAAGTCGACGGACTCGCGGGCCTCGCGTTCGGCGCCGGGCAATCTTTCGATGAGCAGGATCTCGTCCCGCGCGACTCCGAGCGCGCATACGTTGCAAACGATTTCCGCCTTCGGATATTTGCGGAGGATCTTCTGCCCCGAGGGATAAATGCCGACGCGCTCGCCGCAGCGGGCGCAGACATGCGAGAAGTCGGCCTGCGGATGAACGCGCGTCATGAGATCGACGCGCATGACGAACAGTAACGGCGACTCGGACATAGCTCGCCTTACACCTTCACCTTGATCTCGCGCGCCGGAGCTTTGGTCCCCTTGGTTCCGCGAATCACCGACGGCGTCCAGACCAACTGGTGGTATTTGCCGAAGAGCCCGCGCCCTTCGCGATAGTCGCGGAAGTGCCCTCGGCAGATGTGAAGGGCCTTCGCGATGCCGACCTCGTTAGATCGCCCCTCCTGCCGCAGGATCTGCTTCAGCGGCTCGATCACGAGCGTCTTGTAGGCGCAGGGCTCGACGCCGTGCCGCGCCTTGTATTTCTTCACCAGCGGCGCGGGCACGCGATTGTCGTCCAGCCGCACGTTCTTGCAGTGCAGGAAGCTGACGGCCAGGAAGCCGACGTTGAACCACGTCATCAGCTTCTGCATCATGTCCTGGTAGTGGCCGCCCGTGAACGATTGCATCCACGGCCGGTCGACCAGCCTGCCCTCCGCGTCGACGGCAAAGAAGCACGGGCCGTGGCTCCCGTCGGCGGTGACGCCGAAGGGCCTGCAGTAGTCGATGAACAGTTCGCACCAGTAGATCCACTTCACGTTGTCGGGCACGCCTTCGCCCTTGAACTCGTTGCGCTCCATGGCGGCGAAGTACATGCCGCAGCGGCCGTTGGGCACGGGCTGAGTGGAGTCGCCCGCCTCCTTCGAGTGGATGATCTTGGGCAGGCGATGCTCGCACCAGAACTGCTTGTAGGGCGGCGCGAGGTTCGGGAAGTGGACGGAGAGATCCCAGTATTCCTGGTCGCTCGCCGTGTAGTAATAGTCGGACACGTTGTCGATCAGGAGCACCGGCAGATCGGGATTCTGCAGCGCTTGGTTGACGCGGAGCGTATGCTCCAGCCAGTGCTTCTCGTGTTGAGGCGCAATCCACATCGGCATCTGGACGCGGGCGCCGGGCGCGCGGAGATCATCGATAAATCGGGGCATAGGGTTTCAGTTGGCGGCGACTTTGCAGCGCGGGCAGAACACGCGGCCGTTGAGCGCTCGGTGCAGATAGCCGACGGCGTGCGCGATGTGGCCGCAGTCGAGCATAATGACCGACTGCGGAGGATCGACGGACAACACGTTGACGTAAACGATTTCGCGATGGAACGGAGTGAAAGGCGGATTGAACCGAACGGTCATGCGGCCGAACCAGCCTCGGATTTCTTCTTCCGACATGGCGAGCCTCATTCGGTGGAGGCGAGTCCAGAGGGCCGTACCCAAGGAAGCGCGTGCCTCGCTTCCCCGGCGCAAAGGACTCGCCATAAAACGGAGAGACCAACGTCACCTCCCCCGAGATACCGCTGGCCTCTCCCATGAAGTTCACGCCGCGCCCCGGCGAGCGGACACAACGTGAACGGACTTGCGGTCATACGCATCGGGATCGAAGAATCGCGTCAGCGGCCGCGACGGATCTTTCCTGGCGATGCTGGTGTTCTGGAACTCGTTCCAGGCGTCGATGCCCTTCTGGGTGATGCGGAAGCCGCGCGCCGGAATGAACTCGATCCACTGCTGAATGAGCATCGACCGGAACGGCCGCTGGTCGAACGCCTGCGCCTCCTCGATCCGCATGTGGTGGCGCGAGCCCATGTCCATGAAGGTTTGCAGCATGGGGAACTGGCGATTGGAGAGACGGGTCATTGGAACTTCACCTCCAACTCGGAGTCGCGAGCGATGGCGTCGACATGGGGGTTGAAGCGCTCGCTGACGATCTTGATGCCGTCCTCCGTCGGGTGAATGACGCCGAGGACGCCGTGCTTCGGGTGGCAGATCTCGACCGGGCGCTCGTCCGCGATGCCCGGCTGGTATGCGGAGAACATGAGGCGCGTCATACGATGAACACCTCCAGCGCAGGCGGCTCGGTCGGATTGAGAGCGACGAGATTCTGGTCGAAGGCGTCGAGGTATTTCGAGACGATCCGGACGCCTCGCTCGGTCGGGTAGATCGCGCCAATCAGGCCGTGAACCGGATGGTGGATCTCGATCATCAACCCACGCTCCGGCTGGACGTTGTGGATCTTCGGCCAGAGGTGCGTCATACGGTCTCCCTCATCATCCGGATGCGCGCCGGGGTGACGGCGTGCTCGTCGCAGTACGCGCAGCACTCGCCGTCGTTGACCGGCCACGCGCGATTCGGGTACTCGGGGAACGGCTCGCCGCAGATCGAGCAGATCTTCGGCTCCAGCTTGACGCGCTCGGCGCCCGTGATCGCCCAGTGCCCATGCGTTGTCCGGACCACTACCACGCCGCTCAGATCCGGCCGGGCGCCCAACTCGCGGCGGGCCGCCGCTTCGGTTCGGAAGATCATGCCACGGCCCTCCCGTTGACGGGTTGCGGCTCCATCTTCACGGTCGGCCTGCTTGCCCCTTCTTTCCGCTGCGCGCGGCTGATGCGTTGGGCGTCCTTCATCTTTTTGATTTTGAGCGCGCGTTGCTTCGGCGTAAGCCCGGCCCAGTACCGCTTCATGCTCTGTGATCCGCGCCTCCGCTCTTCCGGCGTCTGGTTGCCGGTTTTCTTTTTGCCGCTCGCGCCCACCGGCTTCCCGTTCAACTTGGTCGCGAACTTTTCGAGAGACGCTGCTCTCTCGGCCGCCTCCTTGGGCGGCCTGCCCATGCGCGGCCGGTCGAGCATCGTCTGCACCTCGGCCAGCTTCTGCGCGAGATCCTCGGCATAGCCGAGGATCTCCCGCGATAGCCCGTCGTTTTGTTTCATTGCCCTGTTTTCCTCCATCGCCACTTTCCGGTGTTAGCGATTACCACATGGAGATGCTATCAGCTTTAACACCTACAAACCCAAACGAGTGTGTTCTCGTTCACCACGGCATCTATGCATCATCCCTCGATTGTCGGGCCTTGTCCTCTCGATGCTTTCGGATGGCTTCGTCCACATCGGCCTGCGTGAACACCTTGGGCGCCGGGCCGGGAAGCTCGGCGCGATGCTGCGGCGGCGTCATGATGTCTTCGAGTAGCCGCTCGAAGCGGCCGCCGCGCCAACCCTCGGGCATGCGCGTCTTCTGCGCCAGCCGCCGCATCAACGAATCGATGTCGTTGCCCTGATCGTCGGGTTCCATCGCTAACCTCCAGCGCGGCACTTGCAGGGCCGCGACACGTTCGCTTCGTAGGGTTGCATGTTGCCGATTTTGACCATCTTGGTGAACGACTCCCAGCCGCTTCCATTGCAGACCTGGCAGTCCGGATTGCCCAGCGACCGCATGGTCGGACGCCGCATCCGCTCCGCGACCTGGATCAGGTCCATCGGTTTCGGGCAGACGGTGTGCGTGTCGATGACATCACCGATCAGCCGCTGCAAAAACTTCGCGTCGGTGTCGGAGATCCGGCGCAAGGTCTGCCTCAGTTCCTTCTGCGCCATCGGCAGGGCTGGATACTTGTCGAGGCAACTCAGCCGCTCGATCTGGTCGTCGTAGAACTTGTCAGGCAGTAGCTTTGAGCCGCTCACGCCAGACCTCCGGATCTTGCCCTTCCGCTCTCAGTTGGTCCCAGTCCTCGATCTCCGCGAGAACCATCCAGTGCCGCTCATCGACCGCCCGCATCTCGCGCCGGTGACGGTCCACGTAGGTTTCCCGCTCGACGCCTTTCCGGCCTGCGGGCGGATACTCCCACTCGCCGGAATGTAGCCACCTCCACAACTGCGGGATGAAGCGGTCGCGCGGGAGAGAGGCCCAGTGCTCCCGCCAGGACCCGTGGTTCCGGCGGATGGTCTTGGCGGTCGCCTCGACGTCCGATGCAGCCAGAACCGTCCTGGCTTCGGCTACGGCCCTCCCAGGATTACCCGGCTCCGGATGGTCGGGCATCAGGTCCGCGACCAGCTCGCGGGCAGTCTGCTCCACCGCAGGGGCGGCGTTCGCGTTCGCGTTCGCGTTCGCGTTGGATGCGAAAGCATCCCCAGCCGCCGCCGCCGCCCGCGACTTCTCCGACGCCACTACTGGTGGGAGTTTGGCGTCGGCGGCGGCGGCACGATGGTTCCCTTCCTCTAGTTCAAAGACATCTGGTTCTGTCGGGTAGTTTTGAACGCCCCCTACCGTCATAGTTGAACGGGGAGGGCGTTCACCCACCTCCCCGTCTGACACCGCAAAATTAAAGCGATAGGAATTGGAAGACCCCAGGTTGGGAGTGCTGATGACTATTCCAGTCACCCGCAGTTCCCGCACCCACCGACGAAGCGTCTCTCCCGGCACACCCAGCCGCCGCGCGGCGGTGCTCAAGGCCGGATTGCACTGCCCGGTTCTCCGATTGCGGAACGAGAGAAGGCCGAGGAGCCCTTTGATCGCTCCTGGTGAAAGACCGCACCCCAAAATCTCCAAAGGCACACAGACGAATTGACCTTTCATGACCGGCTCCTTGCCCTGCGGCGTTCCCTGCGCTGGCGCCCAATCTCAGTGCATGTGTCACAGAAGTGGCACGTAGGCAAAGCGGCCAACTCACTGGCCGGGATCGCTTCGACATGGCCGCATGACAGAACCAATCCGGCCAGCGGCATCTGCCTCTTGGAATTGTTCTTGGCCGTTCGGAACCCGGCGAAACGGATTGCGCGGATCGCCCGCTCAACTGAATCGCCGGTCGCGCCGGGATCAGGAACTGGATCGTATCTGTGCGGTAGCTTGTATTCCCCTATCGCCGCCAGAAACTCAGCGAACTCGTCTCCCGTTGACCGCTGATGGAGTCTCAGCCGTCGTTCTCGATCCGCTCTCGAATGACATCTCTTGCAAAGCCAGCGGATTTTCAGCGGCGCCGCGTAATCGTCATGATGGGCCTCGATTGGTGGGTTAGAACTTCCCCGTGGCCGCTCTGGCCTTGCTCCGCATTCAGAACATTCATCGGGCCGGATGAGCAATCCCGCGCGAATCGCGGCTATTACTATGGCGCGGGCGTTTGCCTTTCCCTGTGCTGCCTGGAAAGGGTCAAGAAGGTATGGCGACGAACATTGATACAGTCTGTAAGGACCGTTGGAGACGTTCCGCGCTTTCACGTAGGGAACTGGGGTCAGGACAAAAGGTATGATTTCTGTAGTAGCAGACACCGGATCTTCTCCTCAAAAAACTCAGAACTTCTTGGCGGGAAGAGTCGGGAACTTCGTCGGAGCACACGGCGCGAATCCGGAGGGGACCGCGCCGTTTGCGTTTTCAGGGCGCCCTCGCCCGCGCGGCCAGGATCTGCGCCCACTCCACGAGGGCGCGTTCCTGATGGCCGTCGAGCCACCTCGCGAGAGACTCCACGCTATCGACCGTGCAGATCGCGAGTCGGTAGCCGAGGTAGATCTCCCGGTGCTTTGCTGCCTGCTCTAGTGAAGCGACCTCGCCAGGACGCTTCACCTCAAGCAGGAAGCCAGGAAAGATGGCGTGCTCCAGCGCGTAGTCCGGAGTGCCCTTCTCGACGCCGGTAATCCAGCGCCTGCCGTCGAGCGTCTTGTACCGGCCCGCATGCAGCCGCACCGGCCAGTAGGACCGCAGGCGCAGCAGATCGAGACATCCCTTCTCGACATCGTTCTCGACCAGCTTCACGCGCGGCGATGTGAGGCGGAAGGTCACTGGAGAGCCTCCAGCAACGGGAAGGTCGGCGCGGGCTTCAGGTAGATGGGCTGATACTTCGCGCCCGCCCAATCCTTCCACGGGATGCGCTTGTCGTAAGCGCCGAGCACCCACCGCTGATAGCCCATCAACTCGGGCGTCCGCACGTAGGGCATCGGGAACGGCCGCGCGCCGAACTCGCGCAACCGCTGGCGCCGGTAGTCGCGGTCTTGATGCGTCTCGCCGGGCCAATATCCGACGAGCATATAGACCAGCAGATGGTTCGGCCGCACGCCGTGCCGCACCAGAGCTTCGAGCCCGGCGAAGAGCCGCGCCTCGTCCTTGCGGTTGTCCCATGCGGTGTACAACCGGCGGCGGAAGAAGTGGGAGTCGTAGTAGCGGACGCTCGCGGCGGCGGCGGCGGTCTCGTCGTTGAGGAAGCGCGCGTTGATGCCCTGCGTGAAGTTGACCTTGAAGCGGCCGCTGATCATCTCGTCGACGCGGGCGCGCCAGTCCGGTTGGCCGAAGAAGTCGTTGTCGAGGAGAGTGATGTTTCGCGGCCACGGGTCGCCGCGCCAGATGCGGTAGATCGTCCGGTCCTCGGTGACCGGGCCTTCCTTCTCGGGGACCACGCAGAACGGGCAGCGGAGCCTGCAGCCGCGCTGCGTGAAGCCGATGGAGTGCGGGAAGTCCGGATAGATGGAGTAGTCCTGCTCGGCGGTCTCGATGCCGTGACGCTCCAGCGTGGTCTCCATGTCAACGCCGGTCCCGCCGATGATTGCCTCGGGGAACTCGCGCCGCACGCGCTCGACGGCCGGTCGCGTCTTCAGGAAGATGGCGCTCGCGTAGACCTTGTCCCACTCCTGGTCCCAGAGCTTGCGCTCGCCGCCGCGCCGCAGCGTCACCTCGTCGCCGCGATGGTGGGCGGCGATTCGCATTAGCGCGACGTTGGGCAGCTTGCCGTCGAGTTGGAGCAGGAGCACGCGCATCAGCCGCCGTTCCTCACTTCGCCCTCGCGCAGGATCGGGACGCCATGGTCGGCGCAGAATGCCGCCACCTTGACCCACTCCTCGGCGCGGAAGTCTCCGATGCCGACGGTGTGCCACTCTCCGGCGCGCCGCGCGTTCAGGCGAACGTGGACCGACCCGTCCTCGCGTTCGCGGACGATCAGCCGGGCCTGGATCATGGCCGCCGCCTCCGGAAGCCGAGCACGCGCCGCAGGACCACAACGGCGACGAACCCGATGCACACCCAGAGAACCCACATCGCGGCCTGGAGGAAGACCGAGACATCGCGCAGGTCTTCGCCCGGCATCACGCCACCTGCTTGCCGTCCACCCAGATGTGATGGCAGTTGGGGCCGAGGTATGTGTTGCCGCTCTGCGCGAGCGAGATATTGTTGCAGTCGGTCTCCAGGTAGAGGACGTTGCTGCCGCCCTCGAATGTGGTGCTCTCGAAGACCGAGTTGGTCGCGTAGCGCAGGCCGCCGAGCGACCGGCAGTTCGCCACCTTGTTTCCCTTGAAGCGGATGTTCCTGGCCGGGGTCGAGCAGTAGAGCGCGCCGAAGGTTGTGCCCGTCGGGCCGCAGTCGCGGAACTCGTTATTCTCGATGCCGATCAGCGGGAGGTCCGTCATGTTTTCGAGCATCAAGCCCGCGCCGTTCTGCGAGCGCTTGGCGACGTTGTTCTCAAACCAGACCTCCGCGATGTCGCGGCGGCGCGACACCATCACCCGGTACACGAGCTTGTAGCAAGTGCCCTGCGCCGGGTTCTCGGCCACGTTGTCGCGGACGATCAGGCCGTTGCCTTCGGCCGCGATGCAGGTGTGCCCGGTGTCCTTGACGTGGTTGCCCTCGACCAGACAGTCGGCGCGCGTCGGGAGCCAGATGCCGCGCACGCCTTGCCCGCCGACGATCCCGCCCGTGCGCTCGACGCGATTGCGGAGCACGCGCAGGCCGACCGTCGCCTGACAATGAATCGCCGCGCACGGCGGGCCGCTCGGGTTGACGGCCACATCGTGCAGGTAGCAGTCGCTGATCTCGTGCTCCGCGCCTTGGTTGAAGAAGAGCGGTTGGCGTTGCTGGTTCGCCATGTCGAACTCCAGAGCGCGAAGCGCGCATCCGTTGGCGTCCTGCACGTTGAGCAGAGATCCGTAGTGCCCGTTCCAGTTGCCTTGCTGGCTGATCGGCGTCAGCCCGCTCCGCACGCTCGCGTCTCCGCGCACCTGCTTCGCATAGCCCGAGAGCCAGAGGCTCCCGCCGATGCGGAACATGCCCTTGAGGATCAGAACCTCGCCATCCGCGAGCGCGTTCAGTTCGCTCTGCAGCAGTCCGGTGTCGTCGCCTCCGGTGGGCACGATCACTTTGCCGTCGAGCGGCGGCTCGGGGGGAATGGGCTCCGGCGGGACCGGCAGGCCCTCGCCGCTGATGGTCACCGAGAACTTGTCGCCGTCGCGCGTCAGCGTTCCGGTGAGCGGGATCGTGGTCGCCTCGCGCGGCGTCGGCGTGTAGGCATTCCAATTCTGCTCTCGTGTAGGGCTCATGCTCTGGCTTTCTCTCCATTGCGCTCTCGACTTCGCGGCGGCAGTCGAGGCAGATTCCGTTGAGGGTTTCGAGTTGCGGATCGATGACGCCGCGCCTGTCGTTGCGAAGCACATCGAGACCGCAGAAGGTTTTCTCCGCGCCGAAGGTGCGGACGTGCCGCTTGCTCTTCTGCGTGACCGTGACCAGCGGCTCGCGGTTTTGGATCAGCCGCCGCAGCGCGTCGACTTGCTGGCGCATGATGGCCGCCATCGACGCGCGCTGCACGCATGACGGGCAGAGCACCAGCGGATCGGGAATGGGCATCGCGCAGTGAGGGCAGATCATGCGATGGCCGCCTCTCCTCGGTTATAGGCTTCGCGCGAGCGATACCAGCCGCGCCGGTCGACCTCGGGCTCGACGTAGTAGGCGCCGCACCGGCACGTCGCCGCGAGCGACATCAGAGCCACGTGCACGCGGCACTCGCAGAGCGGACAGATGACCGTAGTCCAAACGGGATGGCTCATTCACCACCCCCCTAAAAACGCGAAGGCCGCCGGTCCCTTGTGGGGAGCGGCGGCCAGTGTCAGCCGGTTGAGGGGTGGCCTCATGCGGCCACCCTTACCTTTGTTTTCAGGAGGATGTAATTGTCAACATGGTGTTCCTCACGCTGACAATTAGCGCCTTTCAGCGGAATCCGGAGGGTGATCTCGGCTTCGTCGCATGCCCAGACAACCCCATGAATCCAGGCGACCAGGATGCGCCGCCGGTCGGCGGGCTTGTCGGTGGTCATGCCGAGCTTCACGTCGCCCCGGATCGAAGCGGTATCGACCACGATGGACTGGTTGTCCTTCTCCATCGCGGCGAGCCGCTTGCGAAGCAGGTTGATCTGGCCGGTCAGTTCCGCCACCTGCTCAGAGTACACCCGTTGCATGTCGGCGTCTTCGGAGAACTCCAACTCCTTGCGGACGGCGAGCGCCCGCTGGCTGATCAGCTTGGGCTCTAACGCACGCATCCGGTCCAGTTCGCTCTGGTCGATGTCGGCCACGAGCGCAGTCTTATACTCGTCCACGAGCGCGTCGAGCTTGCCGGTCAGCGCTTCCTTCCAGCCCTCCCAGACGGCCGTGTCGAGCACGTCGGTCAGGATGCTGCGCCGCTTCATGGTCCCCTCGGGGTTCGACGCCGCGCGGTGGTTCGGCCGCGAGTTCGGGCTCAACGGCTTCACCCAGAAGTGAGGGCAGAGGGACTCGCCGGTCAGCCGGTCGCGGTTGGTGCAACCGTAGTAGGTCTTGTCGCCGCTGACCTTGGGCGCGACGGCGAAGCCGCACTTGCACTTCACCAGACGCTTCAGCAGAGCCTCGTTCTTCACCGCCGGTTTGCCGACGTTCAGCTTCTCCTCGGAGTTGCGCTCGACGGCTGCGACGATGGCGAGATGCCGCTCCATCGACATGATCGGGCCGCCGGGCAAATGCTGCTCTTGCCACTGCGACTTCGGCCGCGCCTTGTGGACGGTCTTGGTGCGATGGCGTTCGATCTCCGGCTTGCGTTGCTTCTTCGGTTCGACGCACTCGGTCTTGCCGTAGTGCCAGACGCCGGTCGCGTAGCAGGGGTCGAGCACGATCTTCTTCAGCGTGTCGACGTTCCACTGCTTGGCGACTCCCTTGGTGAAGCCGAGGGCCTTCGAGCGCGGCGGGATTCCGCGCGCCATCAGTTCCCGGCACACGCCGCGCAGGCTCATGCCGCCGAGGATCAGGTCGCCCATCCAGAGCACCGTCTTCTGGTCCTCCGCGACGGGCTCGTGCGAGTTGGCGGGCTTGGGCGGGATCGGCATCCCCGCCTGCATCAGCCGGAAGTTCAGTTCGGAAGCGGTGACGAACCTCCAGCCCATGGGCGAGCGGCCTCCGTGCGCCAAGCCTTTGCTGATCTTCTGCGCGACACCGTCCATCGACTTGGCGCGGATCTGATCCTTCTGCCACTCGCTCATCATCATGAGCAGGTACATCTGGTTCTTGTACCAGCCGTCATCCTGATACGGCCCGAGCCGCCCCAGGATCACCGTGGCGCCCGCTTCGCGGAACTGGCGGATGGTGGTGAGCCCGCCCTCGACGTTGCGCGCGAACCGATCCACCTCGGTCCAGCCGACGCAGTTGATCTTGCCTTCGCGCACCCACCGCAGGGCCTTCTTGATCGAGGGCCGGTTGAAGTCGGCGCCCGAGTAGCCCTCGTCATCGATGCGGAACTCCTCGGGGAAGATCACGCCGTGCTGGCGCCCGATCTCATCGAACTTGTGGTCCTGCGCGTCGGCCGAGTAGTTGCCGACCTGCAACTCAAGACTGACTCTGGTGATCTTCGCGCCGATCAGCATCGGCTTCACCATCGGGATGACTCTTGCGGCGGCCACTAGCTCTTTCCTCCCTCATTCGTTTTCCGATTTCGCGGAGCACTCGTAATCCGCTTACGATCTTCTCGGCCGCGTCCGGATCGTCCGGTCCCGGCTTCACCGTGACCTTGAGCTTTCGCCTCACGGGCGAGCCTCGCGAGTTGCGTGATGCGCGCCCGTTGAGCGAACCTCGCGAGTTGCGCGATGCGCGCCTGCAGAACCTTGGTCGCCTCGGCGGCGAGCATCGCCCGCGCCTCGGTCACGTCCGTCTGGCCGGTCGACTCCTGGCGCAGTTTGCCGTTCGCGTCGGTCCAGATCATCCAGAGCACGTTGCCGCGCTTCTGAAGGGAACCGGCCCCTCTGGGCCATCCCTTCGGGTTGTATGTTTCGGTCATGTAGGTACTTTAACATGATTTCCCTACAGTGGGGGGCGCGCCTACTTCGCCGCCGCCTCGACTTCGAGCCGCTGGTTGATATCGTCGGTCACCCGTTGCTGGTAGCGCGCGACGGCTTCGAGAACCGCGATGGCCGTCTCGCGCTTCATGAACATCTGCAGGTTGACCTCGCTCGGGACGCGAGGGTAAGCCTCGGCCGCGAGCGCGAGCACCTGCCCGACCGCTTTGATGGCGTTGTCCCATCCCTGCTCGTACTGCGTCTTGCGCTTCGGCGCGCTTGCGATGATCGGCATCTACGTCTCCTTCCTTCTGATCGGCGTCACTGCGTCCGCTCGCTTTGCGGCGGGACTTCAAGAAAAACCTGGAGCATCTCCAGCCGCGTCTGAATCGCGGAGAGGTTATTGAGGAACGTCGGGTTGTGCTCGTGCTTGAGCATCCAGCAGAGAACATCCTCGTTGTTCAGGACCATCTGCCGGTGGCTCTCCTCATCGACCACCAACTCGAAGAGTTCCTGATCGAGGATCAGGCAGTGCAGCAGATCGTGCGCCTGCCAGATCTCGTCCACCGAGCGGATCGAGCGGGCCGTCGCGCGCAGCGCTTTGATCTCCTGCTCGATCTGGCGCAGCGCGACCTCCTCGCCCGGCCAGACCGTCGCCGGGAACAGACGCTGCCACATGCTGGCGATATCGACCGGCATCCTCTTCATCCCGGCGGCAGCAGATGATCGATCTCCCGCCGCGCTTTCTCCAATGCCTCCATGCCGCCGCGCTCCAGCCGCGCCAACTCTTCGAGCGCGGGCATGCCGGTGCGGAGCGACTCCTCGATCTCGGCGCGAGTCGCGAGCCTGCCTTCCGCGTACCACTCGACGGCGACCGGCGGGCCGATCTCGACCAGCGACTTCCCCTGTGGGTCGCGGAACAGGCGATAGCTATGTGTGATCCAGACCGCGCAGCATCCGGGGTTCCGCTGGATCGGGCATCCGGCGACGTTCTCCATGGCCTCTCGCGTCAGATCGTCCTCGCGCCGCTTCGCCTGCGGCCGCGAGAGGAACGGGCAGAACTGCGCGCTCCACCGCGCGCACTCCGCGTGCGACGGCGGCTCGCTGGTGGTCCGGTTGACGGCGCACATCGGGCCGATGGCGAACGCGAGATAGCTGCCGAGCCGGTCGCCGCACACCCAGCACCGACGGGAATTGACGCAACGCGCCCAGTGCTCCCATGACGCAACGCGGAAGTCGCGCTTCCCGTCGATGGTCGCGACAAACGCCGGAACCGGATAGCCGCGCTCATCGATAGGCAGATCCTGCATGCGGATCGGGAGATCGCGCAGTTCAGGCCGCAGCCGGGTTCCCATTTGCCTCCTTTGTTTCCAGCGGCGCGAAGCTCACGGCTTCGAGCGGCGCGAAGTAGAATTCCTGCTCGATGGTTTGGTATCGAGAGTCCTTGCGGCGCTCGATCCACCAGCGAGTTCGGCTCGATCCCAGAACAAAAGCCGCATGTGTGCCCGCGCGATTCAGGATCACGTAAGCGTAGGGCTTCGGCTTCGCCCGGTCGAATGAGTTACGCGAGCACACGATGAAGCCGTCGGGAAAGGGCCAGTCGGCGCGGCAGGTAAACTCCAGCGAGCGTTGCTTGACCTCGACGCGCATCAGAATACTGAGATCGCCTTCGTCCACGTATTCGAGCCAGTCGGAATCAGTCGGAGCATATTCCATCGGCGGCACGCCGACCGTGTATCCGCGCGCGTTCAGCCACATCGCGACTCTCCAACGCGCCGCCTCGCTGACTTCGAGATTGACCAGAACCTGCTCGTGATCTTCCTCGGCCTTATTCATCGTCGTTCCTCCTCCGCGCCGCACGCGCGGCATCGAGTGATCACTGCCTGCCGCCGCTCCGCGCCGCCGTCAGGCGCGACCACGCCGGTCGCGTAGTCGGTCACGTAGTCGTACAGATCCGTCGAGCCGCACACGTAGCAGCCATCGTCGAGCGTCAGATCGACCACGAGGATCATCCCTCGAACCCAAGGTTCTCCTGCTTCTCCAGCCACGTCAGCGGCTCCATCCGGAGCACGTCGTTGGTGTCCATGCGGAGGATCTTCGCGAAGTCGGCGCCCTTCTCCACAATCCGGACCACCTCGACCTCGACCGTCTTGTGGCGCGTGTGAACGATGTCGGCCAACTCCGCGATGCGCTTGGAGGCGGCATTCATCCGGCCCGCGATTTCCGAGACCGCTGTCTTGCGCTCGGCCCTCGCCGCTTCCAGTTCCTTCTCGGCGGCCGCTAGCTCCGCGCTGAACTTCGCGAACTCCTCGTCGGTGATCTTGTCGCGCACCGTCTCGTACTTGCGCTCGTCACTCATGGGGCTCTTCCTCCTCCGGCGGCTGAACTTTGTAATCGGACACGATGACGCCCTTCTTCTCGGTCCCGCGCGCGTGCGACGGAATCCAGAAGTTGCCGTACTGCCCTCGGCCGAAGAGCCCCTTGCCGGTGGGCGGATAGTATGCGAAGTGCCCTCGGCAAAGATGCAGCGCTCGCTCCAGGCCGACCGACTCGATCTTGCCTTCCGACCGGAGAATGCTCTTCAGCCCTTCGATCTCCAGCGTCTGGTAGCGCAGCATGGGCGGCTTGCCGCGCTCCAGGTTGCGCTTGACGAGCTTCGGCGGCGGGGCGTGCTCGACGCGCGGCACGCTCTTGCAGTGCATGAACATGATGCCGAGCAGGATCGGCGTCATCGTCTGGTTGGCGAAGTTTGACATGAACTCGCGCGTCATTCCCGGCATCGGCATCGGATGCAGCGAGACGGTCGAATCGGCCAACTCGCCTTGCTCGTTGAGCGGCAGCGTCTGAACGCAGTAACAGCGGGCCGCTCCGTCGGCATGCCCGCCGGAGACCATCACCATTTCGAGAGCCCACTCCGGCCGCCGGAGTTCTGTGCAGAGCGCGCCGATGGTCATCCGCTCGCGCTCGGCCGGATCGGGCGGGATGAGATACTCCATCCAAAATTGCGGGAACGGCGGCGCCACCAGCCCGAGCCGATGGTATCCGCCGGGGTTGAAGTGCGCCCGCTCTGCGGAATACGCTGCGACGTTATCGATCACGATGACCGGCGCCCTGGACACGGCCCGCCGGAAGGCTTCGACCCTATGCGGCAGCAAATTCAAAATAGCCGCCGTCTGCACCTCTTCCGCCAAACGCCGCATCTACTCCCCCTCTCCCGGCTCGCGCGCCGCCGGTTGCGCCTGCGGCTTCCCGCGCTTGAAAGCGTCCCGATCCGGACAGTTCGCCCAGTGGGGCTCGCCGGTCGCCTCGAAGGGCGAGCGCTTCCCGTTGGTGTACTCGACCCAGATGACCGGCGCGCGGCAGTGGCGGCCGCTGCAGAATCCGCGATTGCCGACGCGCGCGAGCAGGAACGTCATCCACTCGCGAACCCTCGCGAGCCTCGCCTCGCAGTCGACCCAATCGTTGTATGCCGCGTCTCCGTCCATCATTGCTCTGTCTTCCCGATGTCGATAAACGGCTCGCGCGTCCATTCCTCAGTAAACGGCGGGACCGATAAAAACTTGCCTGGACCGTCATTCGGGTTCAGGCAGATATTGCAGATCAACTCGTCGCCCGAGATATCGCCTACAACTTGCAGCGCGCCTGGATGGATGGACAAGTGCTGCCCGCAGCGGCCGCATTGCCGCGTGTAGTCCGTCCTCGGATGCGCTCGGGGCGCGTCCGTCGCGCGCATTGCGACCATCAATCGCCCGCTCACCGGCACACCAGATGCGTGTTCAGCCGCATGTCCGCGCCGTCGACATCGACGCCGCTCTCGATGGCTTTACGGATGGTGGAGATCGAGGGCTCGGCTTTCACGCGCACCGAGGCGGCCGCGCCCGCCACATCGTCGGAGCCGCTCCGCTCGACCAACTGCACGATGGCCTCCCACAACCAGAGCGGCAGCTTCACCTCGGCATTCTGATACTCGGACGGAATCAGATCCGGATCGAGGATGTCGACCGCTTTCGTCTCGCGCAGAAAGAGCGTGCTCTCGGGCGTCTTGATCCGCTTGAGACCGTTGGCCCGCATCACGCGCACGGTGTAGTCGCGAAGCCCGCGCAAGGCCCGCTCGACGGCCTGCTCCTTGACCTTCAGCCGGTCGCGCCGCTGGTGCAACGCGCCGCGCTCGATGTCGAGCCGGTCGAGCACCGCCGCGAGCGCGTCGGACTTCGCGGCGAGTTCGGATCGGATGCGGTCCAGGTGGACCTCGACCTCCGCGATGTCGCGCGTGATCTCGTCGCGCTCCTCATCCGGCGGCCCGGCGGCCATGCGCTCTTCGAGCATCGCGCGCGTCTCTTCATACGTGGTGAGATCGTCCGCGATGACGTAGAACGTGCGGTCATTGACGGTGACTTCCATCGTCATTCGGGTTGCGCCTCCTGCGCCTCGGCCTGCTCCCGCGCCTGCTCCTCCTCGCGCTCCTGCAGGGCTCGCTGATGAGCGTGCCACGCCGCAGTGAACGCGCGCTTCGCCTTCGAGACCATGCGCGCCTCGCCCGGCCCGAGCCCGTGCTCCATGAGGATCTGGTCGAGCGCGTCCTCGGGCAGCGCCTTCTTCCACTCCTCGCGCAACTCCGCGAACGTCGGGTCGATCACCTTGGGGTCGCGCGAGAAGTTGCCGAGGATCTGATCGAGCACACTCTCGGGGCTCAACGGTTGCGGCGTCTGGTCGATGGGCTCGCCGGGCTCGACGGCGGCGGCCGGTCGCGGGCTCCACATCGGCGGCCGCCCGCGCGTCGGCGGCTCGTTGTCCGCTTGCCCCATCTCCTCGTCGGTATACATCCCGCTCAAGTCTTCGGGGAAAGCCTTGCGGAGAGCCCCGCTCTCGCAGCATTTACACAATTGGTTGGCGGGCATCTTCTGCCACATGGAGTTGGGGTGGCCGTCTCGGGTCTTCTGCACGTACTCCGAATACAACGCGACGGCGACTATCGGCTCGCGAAAGCCCGCGCGATAGACCGCGATTTTGGCGGCAGCGGGCGGCTTCGAGTCCAGCCAAACATCTTTCCACTTGCCGTCGGGGCCGCACCACAGCGGCGGCATCTGCCCCTCGTATTTGCCGGTGCGCGCGGCTATGGTCCGGAAGCCGTCGATCCCGGTCTGAAACGTCATGACGTTCCGCTTCAGGTCGCTGTCCCACCGCTTGATCATGTAGATCTGGCGGCCGAACGGATCGAGGTTCTTGCGATTGCAGACCTCGATGAAGAGCCGCAGTTCCTCGTCGGTAGCGCCCCGGCAGATGGTGTCCTTGAGCAGTTCCACCTGCTCGCGCGTGATCACCGGCCCCGGCGCGGCGGGCTGATGGACGAGCGCTCCGCTCTGGACCTCCGGCGTCACCGGCTCTTGCCTCTGGTTTTGCGCGGCTTCTCGGCCTTCGCCTTCGCGCCGTTCAACGCGCCCTCGGGCACGGCCTCCAAATGTTTGAGCGCGAGGTCCACGATGATCTGCCCCTCGGAGATCCGAGAGACGGTGGATTGCTGTTTGAGCACGCGCGCGTACTGAATGCGTTGCTTGGCCTCGCGCGTCACCACAGTATTGATGCGCGCAAATTTATCCGACTCCCTGCGCTTGTCTGTTGCAGCCGCCACTAGACGCTCCTTCTCAGGGACACACTGGTCCCGCTGGTCTAAGAGTTTGGCTTTCGGGGCTTTCCGACGCGCCTGAAGAATTGCCGCTGCGCGCCCCTTTGTAACGAGATAAAGATAGACCCGGCGGCAGGCGCCTGTCAAGCAGGTAAGTTCTTGAATCACTATAAGTTGCCACCGCGCAGTAGTAGCGTCCGGTGGTAATTATGTGGCAAACAGGTGGCGGGATATCCCATGTGGCGAGGAGTCAGAAGGATAAGAGCGCGGTTGGTTCGGACAACCCCCATGCCGCCATGTGGAAAACTTTTTTTAAAGAGCGCGGGCTGGAACCGGAGTAAGTAATCTGTCTGATTCGGAGCGCCACCGCTACGTGCATATCACAACGCAATAGCGGCCTGCTACACCACGGCATGCATACAGTGAAGCTGCCAACATTCCGAATGTGCCTGAACGCGCTGTCACGGCTTGCATAAACCCGGCACTTGTGCGGTGGCAATTTCGCCACCACGGGGAGTAGACTGCAATCACCAAGCAGAAGCGGCTTCGGTTTGAGAAAAACACGGGGGGTAGCCCAATGAAGCGAAAGCCGCCGCCGGAGCGTGATGCGCTCCTGCGCGCGTTCACAAAGTGCCTGCGTGATCTGAGAAGGAGGCATCACATCGCGCAGGAAGCGCTGGCCGCGCAGGCCGGGATCGACCGGGCGTATATGGGCGGCCTGGAGCGCGGGAAGCACATGCCGTCGCTGGAGACGCTCTATAAGATCGCTTACGGCCTCGCCATCAGCTATCCCGACTTCGCGGTCGAGTTCGACCGCTGGCTCAGGCGCCTCGACTAGGCCCGTTCGCGGGCATGCCGCGCTCGACGCGCCATTGCTCGACTTGCTGGAGCGTGATCTCCGACATGGCGAGGTTGGGCATCGCCGCCTGCACCGCTGCGTTGATCTGCGTCTCGACGGCGTCGGCTCGATCCGATTCGAGGAACGGCGCGAGATGGTCCGCGAGATGATCGGTCACGTCCGAAGTCTGCAAAGTGTGCGCCGCGATTTTGGCGGCGAAGTGATCCGGCGTCTGCGGAATTCGCTCGGCCATCAGGCGGCGGCGAATCCACTCGTTGTCCGGATTCGGCGGGACCGGCTGAGTCAACTGCCCGGCCGACCACGCCATGATCCCGCCGTAGAGCCGGTCGCGGACCACCGGACTTCTGGCATATTCCGCCATGGCGGCATATCGATTGGCAAGCGGCATGGGTTCCTCCTCAGACGATCTTGTTCACCACCGATTCGACGGCGGTTTGCAACGCGGCATCATCGATGGCCGCGCCCGCCGACTGGACGTTGGCGTCCATCACCACGGGCGGATGAAGCTCCGTCGCAACCTGCTCCGGTTGCTGGAACGTGCGCCGCGCCCAGTTCTCGCGACTGTTGTGCCCCTGGACGCTGTTCGCTTCGTTGAAAATGTAGTCGGCGTATTTCAGCGCCGCGACCTTGATCCGGCCCCGGAACGCGAAGTCGTTCATCAGAGCAGAGCTTTCCTCATACGTCATGCTGTTCTCCTTATGTCCACTCAATCCAAGTACTGAAGCCACTGACATTCGCTTTGTAGTAGTAGTTCGGCAGTACGATGAAGATCACGCTCAGACTAATCGCTCCGCTGGTCCCGTTCGTCCCATTGACAAAAACAACCGTTGTCGGAGGATTAAAGCTATCTGCATAGGCAGTGAAATATCCTGCGGTCAGACTGCCAATCGTGATGCTCACCATCATCGTTTTACCGGATGTGTTCTGATAAACCGTTCCCGATGCGCGTGAGCCCGTTACGTTGCTCTGCGCGGTAAAGCCGCCGCTAATGCCGGTCAGCCCCGCGCCATCTCCGATGAAGCTGGTAGCGCGGCAGGTGCCGTTGACGTCGAGGGGATAACCAGGACTCGCCGTCCCGATGCCCACGTTCCCGGTGGAGAGTATCGCAAGCCGAATCACCCCGCCAGTGTCCATCGCCAACCCGTGAGCCCCGCTTGCCACCAATTCATAAGACGCGCCGGAATCATAGATACTTAACCCGTTGCCCGTTCCGGTGAATCTTGCGATGTAGCCGGTCGCGCCGGTTGACACGTCGAGGCGAAGCGCTGGCGTGGTTCCGATTCCCACGTTGCCGCTGCTCAACATCGTCATGGCAATCGGCCCATTATTCACCATGAAATACAGTGGATCGGCTGTAACCATGCGAATCATTCCGCCCGTGAATACCGTGCCGCTGATATTAATGTTGTTGGCGTAACCTACCAACAATCCGTAGCCGCCCGCCTTCCCCGCGCTATACCATGTGTCTTCTCCGCTGTTCGCCGTGATCTGCACGCGGGATCTGGTTGTGGTCAATTCAGCAGTCGCTCCGACCAGGACATTGCCGTCTGCGGTGATTCGCATCCGCTCTATTGGCGTCGTGCCCATAACAGCGTCATTCGCATGCGTGGCGAACACCAACTGCCCGCCATACGCGCCGTAATAGAGTTGCCCGATATGCGCCGCCGTCCAGTTGTCAGAGTCGCGCACCCATGCAATACGATTGACGTTAGAGCCGTGATCGCTCGCATCGAGCGCAATCAGAGTCCTGCCGCCGCCACTGACAAATCCGCCGACATGGAGCAGTGCGCGCGGATTCGCCGTCCCGATTCCCACGTTGCCGCCCACCGGGTTCAGCAATAGCGGGAAACTGAATCCGCCATTGGTGACATGCGACACCTGGAGCCACATGCCCCATGGCGATGCATTGAGGCCCCCGACTTGCAGCGTCTGACCGTTGCCGTTGGGATGCGCGTGAAACGTGGCAAGTGGAGCCGTGGCGGAAAGAGACGGCGCCGACGCTGCTGCGGTCACCCATAAACGGGAGTCGGCTGTAAATGTGCCTATGACGACATTGCCGTTATAGAACGTGATCGCGTTGTAATCCGTCCCACCGGCGCGATGCACAAAGCGGTGATAGAACCCATTGGCATCCCATATGGTTTGCAGTTTCAGAGCATAAGACGAATTGCCGATTGACCACCATTGATGCTGGTAGGTTCCCTGTGACGGAGTAGCGATGTAACAATCTAATTGAGCTTGTGGATTTGTGGTGGCAATCCCCACGCTGCCCGCGTTGGTGATCCGCATCCGCTCCGTTAGTGCGCCCGATGTAACGCCGTTGCCGATAAGCAACGATCCTGAGTTCATCCACGCCGCCGCCATATCGGCCCCGTCCTGCATCCCGATGCCGCCGCCGAAACTGCCAGCGACTTTAACGCCGATGCCCAACATGCCTACGGCGCTCGTAGGAATCCAGCCGCTACCGCTGGCGTTAACCGTCACACGAGACGTTGCGGATGCCGTTCCCACGCCGATATTGCCCACGCTGTGGAGGTTGTAGCCCGCCGCGTCGATGTTCTGCGTCCAAGGCGTCTGCCCTGCGCTGGCCGTCCACTTCACGCCGAGAGCTTGCGCGGAATCCGCCACCAGGACGTAGCCGTTGGTCCCCACCGGGAGCCGCGACACCACGCTGGCCGATTGCCGCACGATCAGGTCGCCCTTGGTAGTGGTCGGGTCCACCATGCCGCCGACGCCGGTCACGTCGCCTTGCGTCAGCACTACCGCGCCCGTGCGCCCGAAGACGCTGGTCACGTTGGCCGCGACGGTCACGTCGCCCGTGAGGGCGCCGCCGCCGCTCATACCAGCCCCGGCGATGACTTGCCGGGTGGCCGGGACGCCGCCGCCAGCGGAGATGTCGGCCGCCGTCAGTGTCACGTCACCGATGCGGCCGAACACCGAGGTCACCTTCGCGTTGAGCGTGACATCGCCCGTCAGCGCGCCGCCGCCCGTCATGCCCGCGCCCGGCAGGACTTGCCGGGATGGCACCACG